AGTGCTGGACACGAAAGCCACTTGGCTTTGCCTATGGTAATCACCAACATTACCTTTGATTCGGAACAACACAATGGACACTCTAGTCTTCTTCTTAAGCAATATAATGACCTAAAATTACACACCGATTCTCCCGCTACAGCCGCCTCTTTCTTGAAGAGTGGATTGGTGGGTATGGTCCTTGATAGATTTGATATTTCCGGAGGGGATACCCTGTCCAGTGCTGGTACAGTAATGCCTCCAATTAACAATTCACATCTAAGAGAGTACAGTGCTACAGGCAAGAACTTTACAATTATCAATTACGGTATGGCTACTAGACCCAACCGATTTGCTACTACTAAATTAGATAATAATGGAGGTGGTCTTGCCGCATCTTCCGATGTTACTACGGATGCAGAAGGAATATATTTAGGATTTAAATTAAGGGTAAAATTACCTGCCAAGGAATCAACAAATCCTAGGGGGCCTTCCGGAACAACCCATTACAAATATATTCTAAACTCTAGCACCTATCCATATTTAGATTATGTGAAAGACTTAACAGGTTGTTATTTGGCCTCCGAAGCAGGTACAGAATACGCAACAGGAACAGCAGTAGCGCAACCTGCTATTGACGCAGATACTCAACAACATAGCATGCAGAATGTTTCTCCTACCTTTTTAGGATATGTCGTTTCCCATGAAATAGATAGTGGAAATAGCACTAAAAGACACATTTTGATACTAGACCAACAATTGACTGCGGGATATTACAGAGTTATGCAACCCAATGAAACCTGTACTTATGAATACACACCTAGCAGAATTAAGTTGAATACTCTATCCTCGGAATATACTAAGATGCCATATAAAGATGAAACTTATTCGGCTACCCAAGACTATCACATAAGGGTGGAGTCTTCTCACGATAGGTCGCTAAATGGTTCTTTTGAAAATGTAGGCCACAATGAGGGAGTGTTATCTATGTATTGCACTGTAGATTTGGATGGAAAAATTGCATCTGGCACTACAGAACATATCGTGTCTAGAAGTCCACTATTGGCCCTATACCAATTCGCTGATATGACAACTAAGAAGGCAGAAATACCTTCAACATTATGCGTCAGCGATGGTAATACTACCTTCAAAACTTCAACTGAAATAGATTGGCTAGGAACAGGAGATGGCGAAACCATAGGAAGAGGACTTACTATTACCTTTGGAGAACACAAGTTGACTAAGGGTGTAGTTTCAGTATCGGATACGATTACTATTACTACGAATAAGAACTTAAAAGGAAAACCTATTCGTGCTGTTATAGGTTCGGGAGTCACTATTGGAGAAGAAACAGAAACCCTCATCAATAATCTCTTTGAAGAGAATGACATAGAATTCACTACTGGTTATACCGACGACTACCCACTAGTTGTAGCACCTAATCTAAAGGGAGTAGACTTATTCTCTGCAATCAACTACTTAATTGAAAAGAAGAATAAACAATTGATTTATGATAATGACAAATTCTCAATTAAGGACCAAAAGGATTCAGCCTTTTCACCAAAGATAAAAATTACTGATATGAATAATGATTTACAAATCATCAACTTTAGCCAATCCGATGTTCTCTTTGACTTTTACAATGAAGTAAGAGTCTATTCTAAGGATAAGATTGCTATTAGGAAGAACGGCACTAGTATTAGTAAGAGAGGAAGAAAGGTACTAGAAGTCAACGACGATAGTTTGTCTACTCAAGAAGAGGTAGATAGTAGAGCATATAATCTATTAAAATTACATTCTAGTTCTAACAAGAAGGTTTCCTTAGAACTAGGACATAGGAGTTTAGGGCAAATAAGGCCCTCGGATATTATTGAACTCGAACTATTACAAGAAGGTATTACTTCTTCTAAATATGTCATTTTAGAAATGGAACATACTCAAATAGGTACTATCAAATTAGAACTTGGTAAATTCACTAAGGGCTTAACTGATAGGTTTGCTGAAATCTTGAAAAATAATAAAAAGATAGAGGCAAATGCAAGAAGTGAGGCTTTCAACAATGTCCGTACTTCTAGGGACTATTTTGGAAAAATAGGCATCACTGAAAGAAAGTTAATCGTCAAGAAGAGAGCCAACGCAAGCGCAAACTCTTTCAATCTTGGGTTTGAGCAGACTCTAGGCTTCGCCCTAAATTTGGGCCTATCAACAGGTGGAAATACGCTTACGACTATATTGGAGGAAGAATTTTGATAGTAGATTCCGTTAGAGAAAGTCTTGCCTTACATTTGAAAACTGTATTTACAAAGGCTAGGGTGGGGGTGGGTGGCAACGCTACTGACCCATCAGCAACTAATTTAGATGTACCTATTTACAGTATTTCTGCTTCTTCTTCTACTAGCGAAGGAAATGTCATAGATTTCAAATTCACTCTTTTGGGTTCTTCTGTCGCAGGGTACACAATAAGAGAAATAGGTATTTTTAATAAAGCATATGACAATGTGGCGGAAACTTCGATAGCAGAATACACTGAAATGCTATCTAGGATTACATTCGATGGAATAGGGCCATTTGCCTCCGGAGAAGAAATTGATTTTTACATTACCATAGAGGTTGAGTGATATGACAGACAGCAGAAATATAGGACAGTACAGTAGATTCCATTCCAATCCAGCAGGTAGCGGGTTAGTTGATGGTGTAGATTTTCCCCACAGTGGGTTGCTTAAGGCACTATCAGTAGGGTTGCAGAACAGTTATGCTATTCTAAATGGAACTACAGCAGACGCAACTAAGAACTTTAGTATCGTACAAACAAACTCCAGTGGAAATACGCAATTCGTAGTGAGGGCGGGTACAGTCATTAGAGATGGAAAACTAATGCCAGAAATCGCTACTGCTACTTTCACTCAAGGAACTCCTTCTACCTTCGATGAACCTGCCTCCGGAAACGCATACTTCGTCTTAGTGGTGACTAGTGACTCTACAAATGTATTGGCCATTAGAGGAGATAAGGCCGATACTGATGTAGTGCCACAACTAACTGCGGGTGATATTCCTGTTGCTATAATCAAATTAGATGCAAGCGGAACTGTAGATGGTAGGTCTATCCAGTATTTGACTACGGCTAAGAGTGAAAATTCAGTGAGTATTGGTTATGATGCTGGAAGTACTACCTACACAGAAACAAGTGCTATTACTGGAACAAGTGCGGGTTTATTTATTTCAGGTATAGGTGACCATACAAGTTCATTAGCAAGTGACGATAAAGTCATTATTCAAGATACTAGTGCTTCCAATGTAATTAAATCAGTCACAGCCGCTTCTATTGCCGCATTAGCCCCACAGGGAGATATTACATCTGTTGTGGCTGGTAGTGCTTTGACAGGTGGAGGAACAACAGGAGATGTTACACTAAATGTTGGCGTTGATGATTCTACTATTGAAATTAATTCGAATGCTTTAAGATTAAAGGATGGTGGAGTGACAGTTGGAAAGATGGCCGCTAATTCTGTCGATTCCGACCAATATGTAGACGGTTCTGTTGACAATATACATTTGGCAACAGGAATAGATGCAGTTAAAATTGCTGATGGTACGGTTACAAGTGAAGAATTTCAAAGAATAAATACGCTTACTTCAAACGCACAAACACAATTAGACACTAAATTACAAGTGGGACAGTTTAGTATGTGGATTCCAGCAGAAGCAATAAGCCCCCAATCAGTAAATCCTTGTGGTAGTTTAACAACAACTGCTAACGCTAACGCTACTCAACCGGATTTTAGAACCTTAGCATTCGACGCAGGTACTGATGAATTTGCTCAGTTTTCAATTGCTATGCCAAAAATGTGGAACGAAGGCACAGTTTTATTTACTTTCTATTGGACACATGCTGGTAGTGCAGGTAATGATGTAATTTGGACTATTGCTGGAACTTCTGTTTCTAATGATGAAGCCATAGGTGGGGTTATTTTTGGAACTGCTGTTAATTATCAAGATACAGCACTAACCGCTAAGGATTTACATATTATCAGTAGCGATACTGCTCTCACTATTGCAGGTTCTCCGGCGGCAGGAGATGTTTGCTTTTTCCAAATATCAAGAGATGCTAATAATGGTAATGATGATTTCGCTAGTGATGCTTTGCTTATGGGCGTTAAAATGACATATACTGTTGATGGATTAAATGATGCGTGATTAAGATGTGGATAAGTAGAGTATCGGGAATGGGGTCTTATGCGAATAGGACTACCCCTGTAAATGCTAATCTTTATAATTTGGCTTCTGTAAAATCCATTCACCAGACTAACTCTAATGATGGCGTTGGAATAAATTTTAATGCTGGTGCGGCTGATTCGGCTTGGATGACAGGTGTTCAAGTAATAGGGACTGACATGTATATTTCAAATAGAGGAAATAACAACAGTTTTGATAGCACTAATGTTTTTATTACGAAAATAGCAATAAGTTCTACCGGAAGTGGAAATGCGGTTGCCCAAAATGCCGCAGGTTTAGGGCTAAACAGTTGTGATGGATTTGGACTTAATGATGATGCCACCAAGATTATACTTGCTGATTTTCATGGGAATCAAATAAGAAGTGGAACGATGGATGTTAATTTAGCCATAACTCTCAATGGTAGTGCTTTAAGTGCGGGGGGTGGAGTAAGATTTGCTCGATGGAATAATGACGGTTCTAAGTATTATTTTGGATATGGTGTATCGGGTGGAAACAGTATAATTAAACAATATACTGCTGGAACTAACTACATAGTGGCTTCCGGTGATAGTGCTGGAACTTCTCAAACTCTATCAATAGGGGCGGCCAGTGATTTAATTTTTAATAGTGATGGGAGTAAAATGTATATTCCCGACGCACTAACCGCCGAAGTTTTTGAATATGATTTGTCTACTCCTTACGATACTTCAACAGAAACATTAGTCACTACTTTAGACATAAGAAATTTCTTTACCAATAGTAGCAGTTCTACTAATACTCCTTGGAGGTCGGCAAGTAGTAGTAGTAGTACGCCTTGGATTTCAGGTTTGTCTTGGAATGACGATGGAAGCAAATTATATGTCATTAGTTTATGGGGGACTACAATACAATCTAAAGTTAGTGGAACGGTTAATCCTTCAACTGTCACAGGAGAAGGCGGAACTAGAACAAATACTATGCCAATAATTGAGTTTAGAGTACAATGAGATTTAAAGAAACTATAGTAAAAGTTTTGCTTTTTATAATAGCACTATCTTATTTCTTTTTTCTTTGGATAGGGCCTACACTAGTAGGTAATCGCTATTCTTAAAAAAATAGTATTTTTTCCAAATCGTTTTCGGATACCAGAAAAATTCATAAAAAAAATGACCACTCGATTCGCCCAAAATAGAGCGAGCCGAGTGGCCAAATTATTTCCAAATGTAGCCGCATGAGCGACATTCCCACAACTTTACCTTCTTGTCCGAGCCTAGATAGAAACCCTGTAGCCTAAGTGCAATAGTGGATTCACCACATTTAGAACACTTCTGCTTTAGCGTCATTTCTTTTCTTCTACACTGTCTTTCATCAGCCGTTGCATGTATTCCTCAACGCTTTGTTCTGTTAAGTTCGAGCCACCAAAAGCGGCAAAGAACAACAGAATTACAACGATAAGGAAGGCAAACAAACCAATCCATTCCCATGTATCCATCACCAATCAACCTCCATATCTAAAAATTCTTCTTTCTCTATTGAGAACGCTTTGACTAAGCCATTCTCTTGACCATACTTCCAAAGGTCATATACGATTTGAGTATCTTTCATACAGTACTCTACAACCTCTTCATATCTACCCATCTTCCAAAGTTTAGGTGCTTCTGCACTCTCCATCAACTTATCTTGTTTTAGAGTATTTTCCGCCAAGTTCTGTAACTTGAATCTCTCTCCAAAACTGCTAGTCAAGTATCGGCTGGTATCAATATACTGCTTATTATCCAAATACTTTCTAACACAGTATATGTCCAAAGAGTTCTTCAAAATAGGCAAATCGAAAGCCCCAATATTATGACCCAACAAACGACCACCTTTTTCTAAATGGCTTTCTAAGTCATACTTTAACTCGGACATATCCTTCACGCTAAATCCAGACTTAGTTAGTGTGTCTACGCTCTCTCCTACTTCTTCTTTAGAGAGATAGACTGTACCATTTGACCCGTCCCAAGTCGCTACAGTAGACACTTGGAACATGTGAGTATTACCAAACCCACCTATCTCATGGGACATATTCTTAGTTTCTATGTCCAACGCTAGCACACTAGACATGGAATCACTTACCGCCATCAGTAGCCCAAAGTTTGTTGATTTTTTCCGTAGTAGGGTCAGCCTTAGTTTCTTCTTCACCAATGCTTCTCTTTAGGAAAGCAACAATGTTCATATTCCCTACAGTAATCATTGTAGAGCATTCCCATCCTTCTTCGCCGTATGTGTTCAACGCTTCAATAATAACTTTCGGTCCCTTTGTCACATCGAAAACGATGAATGTATTTTCGTATTTTTTCATTTTCTTTCACCTTCTTTTTTTAATCTAACGAATACTGCTCGGTTGTCTTTTGTTTCCTCAAAATATCCTTCGACTTTATCCCAATGATTGTACCCTGTTGCTGGACTTACATTTTTTGTAGTTCGGTAGTTCTCCATCATAGATTTCTTTGGAACCCAACCGTCTACATCATTGATTCTACGAACTTGAGTTTTCTTCAAATTTTCATAGACTTCTAAATATCCCGCTCCAATCGTTTTTGCCATACCGGACTTAGTGACCCGTAGGCTTTGAGCAAACCACGAAATCAATGATTTATAGCAGTTGCGGATAATAAAAGCAGATTGATTAACATTTCTAGCAGTGACTATAAACTGTTTCTTAGGGTCTTTTATGTCCTTAGCCTCCACTACAGAACATAGGTAGGCAATCCTACCCATCATTATGTTCATCCTTGTTAAGAAGGTTCTAGCGGCCTCTCTAGTCAACCCTTCTTCTGCCTTTACCATTCTTCTCAAGTCGTGCATTCTTAGCCGCATAGCATCTCTAAAGTCTGCTCCTCTTCTAATTACCTTAGTAGGGTTGGGGGCTTCTATTTCATTCCCTTGTTCGTCGTACTTAGCAGTTGAGAGATAACGGGCTTGAGTTAATTTGTAAATCTCGAATAGTTCTTCTGTGTATTTCTCAATAGGAAGGTTCACATCTTCAAATGTTCCGAAGTTATCAACAATCATCTCATCAATTTCATCCTTAATATATTCGGGTACTTTCCAAATATAGACCGTCGCTCTTTGGAATAGTCCGGTTTCTGTAATTGCTTTATCTAGTTCATCGGGTGGGAAAGTAGTTGCCATAATAGAACGCTCGGAATGGCATTCTACTACTGGACCTTCCTTCAACTTCTTAGTAATTACTTGAGAGGAGCCACCAATAGAATTCATTAGAGTGTTCAAATAAGTGACAATTGAATTCTTGTGTTGTGTCTTACTGAAAACTCCGGAATTAGTGAACTCATCCCATCGGGCTAAACCGTGTCCATCTAAAGAACCCTTGACAGGTTCCCATACTTCATCTCCAACTTCAACATCTACATTTTCTTCTGCAAAGGTTTCGTTAGCAATTACTATTTTTTGGTATCCAATCAAAGCCGCATCAGTGTACTCAACAACTTCAAAGTTATCAAATTGCTCTAGTTTATCGTGCGGTCCTATGTACTTGTGTTCCCTGTAATTATGATGTGCGTTAATCTTATCCCATAGCCCCTTTGAAACAGGAATTACAAAATTCATCAATTCACTCTTTCCCGTACCGGAGGTTTGAATCCAAATGAAATGTACTCTAGAATCTATGATAGAGGATTTAATTGGTATCCTAACAAAGCCTTTGCACATTTGCCCGACTAGAACTAAGGCAGTCATGGCCGCAGGTATTTCATTGTAGTGAGAAACATTGGTTGCTTCTTTTACCCATCCTTCTAAGAATTTAGGTAATTTAGTATCTCCTATAATTCTATCCGGCTGTTCTCTCGCTTCTTCCGTAGGAAGGGCGTGTAATTCTTCGTCTTCGTATTCGGGTGTTGTCACCCAATCTTCATCATTCATATTGTCACCTTATCTTCTGTGTTTAGGACTTCAAGTACTCTTTCAGCAAGGGTAGTCCCAAATCCCTCTACTGCTTTTATCTCGGATAGTTTGGCATAGGAAATTTCAACAACAGAGCCAAATTTCTTCAAAAGGGCTTTGGCTTTCTTGACTGAAATTCCTTTAATCGAAGTCAGTACATCGACTCTCATATCATCAGTTGCTATCCTTTTTATCAACTGAGGATTCAACGAGGGTCTTTCTATTGGCTTCATTTTACAAATAGTTGTGATTATCAAAGATGCTTCTATTTCACTAGGAACCCAAAAGGCTCTTGTGTCTGTATCTAAGGTAATCCTACCTATTGCTCCTAAGAATCGCCTTCTTAGATTGTGTTTGCTGAATACAAAATTAGTATTCTTAGAGTTATCTATTAGGGATTGAATATCTTTTTCTAAATCACCATAAATAATTACTATGTTATGTTTGTAATGGCGGTCCATATTATCTATTTGAGTCCAAATTCTTTTGTTTAGAATAGACTGAATAAAGTCTAGACAAGATTTTGCTTCAAAACAAACATCGTCAAATACATAGTCCCCTACTTCTATCCACTTTTTCTCATTTGATATTCCTAGGGCCTCGGCTTTCTTGATAACTAAATCGACTAATTTAGAACCCTTTCTTTCCCTACTATCAATTGTCAACATCATTCCAACTCCAACTTTTGTTGCTTAGAGTCTTCGTTTATAGATGTGGTGAGAACTTTAGTTTCTTTATCCGAGTATCCCCAAACATAGTCTATGAAATCAAAGAGCAACCAATCCGGCCACTCTTTGGGATATTCATTTCCTTCATCATTCCACTTCTTAGGAGAGAACTCAAAAGACCCCATCATCCTACTTTTAAATCTCCAAAAGACTTGTCTTCCTTCCATTCTAACTTCCCATCTCCAAGCAGATAAAATAAGTGGAGCAGGTTCTTCCTGTTCTCCTTCATCGTAATAAGCAGGGCCATATATCATTTGATTCCATTTTACATCATCGTATTTCATTTCTTTTCCTCCAAATAGTCGGGGTATCTCCAACATTTACCAGCACAATACCCTTCGGGTATTAACTTGGTTTTACAGTTGGGAGTATTGTAATTACCATATACGGTAAATTTTGCATGTTTTCTTGTTGTCGCCTTATCCCAATCAAGCCAAACTTCATCGGAACTAGTAGCAATCTTTTCTATCTCATCTACAATAGTATTGAGTATTGATTCTTTTTGTTTTTGGTCTTTCAAATCTTGTCTTCCTGTTAGTAAATCTCGGAACCAAGATACCAAATAAACTCTAGCCATGTGCGAAGGGTTCTCAACCATTATGGCATTGTAAATGCAGGGGAGAACAGGGAGCGAACCCTCAACGACTACAGGCTCAATTTCCCCTTCGACTTCATCAATGGGGGGTGCGGAAGGCCATACTGCTAACTTGCTACCGGAGAACTTCATAGGGACAAGACGAGGGGCCATAGCCAAATCTAGTATGTGGTCGATTCCCTTCTCTATATCTTCTTCAAAAATTGGAATGCAATAGTAGGGTATGCCGTGTCCATTGTCGCTGGCTAGATTTACAGTATTTGGTACTCTTCTTAGTCTAGTAGTTTGACCTACTCTTTCATCTAAGGTTAGTGAATAAGGTTTTTGTTTTTGTAAGTAATCTCTTACTTCTCTAAAATAAAACTGTAGGTTTCTTGGTTCATCGGTCACTTCTCCAAAGACAAACAAGTGGAACCCTCTTCCGGAAAAGAAGATAGTGTGTTTGGTGTCGCCAATGTACCTCAAAGTATCTTTTAAATCTGCATAAGCATACCAAATACCATCTTCTCCATGAGCATCAAAGTCAAAGAATACTCTATCTAAGATAACAGAAGATTCCACCTTTGCTGTTTCTGCGAACTTAGCAAAGTCGTAGACTGTAGTGTAGACATTGGTTCTATTATTGTGACTTCTCACAAATTCAATGTAGTCACTCTTCTTCTGTACTACTCTTCTCTTCATCTGTGGGGCGTTCTTGATGTGACTTCCCGCCCACACTTCTCTCGGATATTTCATTTTTATTTCCTCCAAAATCAATCTTTGCTGTTTCTAGCATTTTAGTAAAAACTTCTGCAATCATTCCAGTCAATTCTATTTTAACTGCTTTCTTCATACTCTCTTCATAGGTTTTAGAAGGATAAACTTCCGCATCTCTAACTAAAGAAAACCTTTCCATTAAATTCATTTCATGGTAAATTTCGTCACCTAGTGCAGAAATAGTACTTCTTAAATTAGAGAGTTCCGAGAACGACCAATCTCTATTTCTAACAATAATTTCTATATCTTCTTCATTCATCTAATCTCTCCAAACGGTTTAGTAATGGCATTGCGTATTGCGTATATCCTAACGAATGCAAAATAGTAATTGCATCTAAAGCAACCTTCTTCACATTATCGTTCATCATAGCCACCCACTATCTTGTGCCGCATCACAAAGACCAAAGAAGGAACAGTGTGTGCAAGTCTTGTAGTAAAACTTAGTCTCAAATATTTTTTGCTCGTAAGCGTGAATCAACTTAGCAATGTTTTTCATAACTCCATTTACATTATTCACACGGTATCTACTAGTAGCGTCTTCGCAATGGAAATGATTGGAGATTGGATAATACCAAGCCCAATGACTAACGGGAATGTTAGGTTCTAATCCAGCATTTTTCAAAACCAAGTCACTAGAGTTTTCAATTAGAATCTTGTAGAATGCCATTTCCTTTCTCATAGAGGTCGCTTTGTAATCCTTCCAAGGTCCGGTCTTGAATTCCATAGGAATGTAGCCGCCGTCTTCCAAAAATATCCTATCAATAATACCTTGTAGATGGACAACATAATCTCTACTAAGTAGGTAGTCGGGGTTTTGGTCTGCACGAATTACAATCTCACAATCGAATTTACCTTCATTACAAGCAGGTAAAAATTCGTTTAGTTTTTCGTCACTTCTAGCATCTACAAATCGCTGTGCTTCAAATGCAATAATAGTTTGGTAGTCGTCAAAGTAATCATCTACAGGGAAGAGAGTAGCGCAGTAGTCTAGCACTTCACTATGGGACATATCTTCTGCCTTCTTAATGTCGAAGTCGTTAAAGAAGTCCTCTCTAGCATTGTGCATGACAGTACCCTTTCTCATTGCTTCTGTTTGGTCTTGAGGTAGCCTCTTGACATAACTGAATTCGTACTTCTTTGGACACCAATCGAATGTTCCAAGAGAAGACTTACTTATCTTCAAGATAGGTTCGGTTGGGTCGTCGGAGTTTTCCGGCAAAAACTGATAAGTGTATTCTGCCATCGCTTCTATTTCTATTTCGTATTCTGTTTTTTCGGTCATAATTACCACCACTCGTCAAAGTTTCTATGCTGTACTTTTATTTGTTTAGTATTCCAACCCATAGCATCGAAAATGGGCTGGACTTTACTCACTACTTGTTCGGCGTAGTGGGGCCAATCGGGTTCAAAACCCTCTATCTCGGAAAAAGTATTTCCGGAAACATAAGTTGCTTCCTTACGAACCCCGCTTAGTGGGTCAGTAAAGAAACCGCTTGGTCTTATTCTTAGGAAGACATAAGAATCTTCAAAGGTAATATTTCTTTCTTGCATAGAGTACAACACTCCTACAATTCCTTCGCTAATTGTTGGTTTCTTTCCCTTAGTTGTTAAGAAAGTAGATGGGTGCTTGGCACACTTGCTACAATAGAACTCACCATCAGTCCAAGAAATTTCCCTAATGTCGTACTTCTTATTACAGGTACACTTGACTAGAAATCTCTCTTTCTTTAGTCTAGTTCTTTTTGCCACTTCTTGGTAATCAAGTTCACCATTCAGTACTTTCATGTAGACAGACTTAGCATAATCGACTATTTCTTTTTCCGATTTACCGGAAACCCACATATTGAGTGCCACTGTTTGAACTTCCTTTGCCATTGTTGTTTCGGAAATTCTCTTAGAAGTAAATCCTGTTAGGGTAAATTTAGGCTCATCTAACCAAACTCCATCTTCCCAAGAAATCAATCCAGCGTTTCTATTCTTTGTAATTCCTACACCCAACGATTCAAAGTATTTTTCAAACTCTAGAATAACAGGGTGTTCTTCTAGTCCTAGTAAATTAGGAAAGATAGTTCTAACTTCTTCATTTATTTTTTCAAGAGATGAAAAGGCCGACTCTATAGAATCTACCTTGACATAGATTGAGTCTGTGTGTCCATAAACTACTTCCATATCATTCACCTCCAAAAGCATCTTCCCAACTAAAATCTGCATTGTTTTCTTTGGAAGTTTTCATGGCCCATTTAACATCACAATAGCACTTATCAAAAAACCAAATGAGAGTCACTAGCCAAATGAACATTAATGCAAATACTAGAAGAGTTAGCATCAAAGTACCACCACCAATAAGGTGACGATAGTAGCAATGTTGACAATATTAACCATCATCAAAATCTTATTGCTTCTCTTGACATTGGCCAATAGTTCGCTGAGTGTTCCGTTTGTTGTTTTTTGTACTTCTATCAATTCATCTAAATTAAACATTTTTCATTCCTCTTTTATTTTTATCTACTACAGTTGCCCTATAGTATTTAACATAACATGAAAAGCAATAGTTCTTGGAAGGGTGAATCACCCTAACAAGCCTATGACACCTAACACATCTACTCATATTATCACCTTTGATATTTCTAGGGCGAAAGTTTTTACTATTTTAATCATTCTTCTTCACCTGTTATTTCCTTGATGATTCGTTCTGCTTCACATAACTTGCAGTGATGCTTGCTTTCAAATTCGGGCCTGTGTATCATTGGTTTTATGCAATTCATCCTTCCATCTCCCTTGCTGTAAATGCGGCCTTACGAATAGCCTCTCTTGCACTAGCAGTAATACTAGCGGCTAGGTCTACATTCGCCCAACCGAATCCCTTGAAGGCAAGGATACCATAGAAGGAAGCCATCAAACGCTTTACAGCCATTTGGTTGTTGTTCCACTTAACGACAGCCTCCTTATCTCCAGCCTTCCTAGACTCCTTCATGTACTTCTTGTACTCGCCTCTCAACTCTTTCAAGTCGATAAGAGAGCGAGGCAATAATCCCAATTTGTCAGTCTTGAAATAGCGCATATCTTTCTCGTAGTCTTCTGCTACAGGTTGTAGATTCTGTGGAGTATTCAAGTCAGCACTGAATAGTGTTGGTTCTTCTGTAAGAGTTTCAAACGAGATATTCCTAGCAATAATCATACTAGGATAAAGACCAGCAAAATCAAAGGCGGCTACATTGTAGTGCAATCCGTTAGTACCTTCGTCAGTAGGATTGTAAATCATAGCACCCGAATAAGATAGGCTCGCTCCACACTTCTTACACTCTCTTAGTGTCTTCTCGTTTGGGTTCTTATGGCTACACTTATCGCAGACCTTGAACTTGGGCTTCTCTCCAGTTGGGGCTTTCCACCAAGCATTTCGCATAAAGTAGATTGAACCCATGTTAGAAGCAAAGAAGCAAGCATCGAAAGGAGCAATTAGTAATCGCTGTAAAGAAAGAATGGCTTCACTACAGAAGTTAGTTTCATCAATCTTTACTAGTAGTTCTACATCTATCAAAGCATACTTCAAGTACGCCTCAGTATCTTCTAACCAACCTCTACGATAGAACTCGTTAGCGTCTTCAAATTTGGTTTCCTTAGATTTACCTTCACCAAATAGAGCAGTAGAAACATACTCTAGAGATAGACTAGGTAGTGTGCCTTTCTGTGCATCATTCCATTGTCTTTCAAAGGCCATGTCCAAGTTTAGCGTAATTCTACCTCGGATAGGTTGAGCAGTAGCATGATAGCCATTCTCTTCTTTCGTAAATCTTACCTTACCATCTTTGACCTTTATTCCATCAACAACTCCCAAAGGAGAAATAATACTAGGGTCAATATCGTAGAAGGCGCATCTAGAAAATAACTTAGGAAGGTCAGCCCAATTACCAAACCACGCAATTAACATGTCGGGGTCTTTGTCTACCATAGTCGCTAAGAAATGTTCTATCATATCTTTTTCATTCCTAAAAAAGTACTGATGTGCTGAATCACATATCATATTATCTTCGGGAAACCACGCCCATTGGATATAATCTCTATCGTAATTATCATACATTACAATAGTAGTAATCTCATCATGGTGTTCTCCGCCTTGTTGCCATTCCATATCCCAATACCACTTACGCATATCGTACTCTTTGATTTCTTCTAATCGGTCTACACAATATCTGTAGGTGTAAGGTACATCAGCCTCGTAAGTTCTAGAAAAAGTATTCTTCAAATTCCTCAAGTCTTCCGGCATTTCTGCATAGACTTTCTTCAATCGAGTACCTTCAAGATTAACCCAATCGCCTCTCTCGTATTCTATTTCCCTAGTAATGTACTTACTAGGCTGGTAAGTAGGTGGTTCCTTACTAGTCTCTTCCACAAAAAAGTATGGACGAAACGGAATAGTAGAACTGTGCTTAGTACCATTTTCTCTCCACGATAAATAAATATTTGAATTGTTATGTGAGATTATCATTTAATCACTCTTCTAGTCTTGGTGTTTTAATCAATAGTCGGTCTTCTCCCACCAAAAGAAGTGGGAAGGCATCTTTCAAATAGAACTCAATAGTTCCGCTTTTGAAGAATTTATGGATAGGTCCACTGAAAAGAACAGTAGCAGACTGTCCTGTTGAGTGTAGTAGTTCTTCTGTGGTTAATTCATGTGAGTAAGACTTTCGGCCTCTATCAGTAGATGAAAAACGAACAGAAGGAGATTCTAATGTAGGTGTATCGGAAACAGCCATGAAGTCTATTTCATAAATTCCCGTACCTACCAATTCACAAAAGTCCATTGTCCTAGTGAACACTTTAGAGTCCATAGAAATGTGACCCTCATATTGTGTAGTGTTAAAGTATGGCATTCCTTCTTCTACGATTAGGCGATTCATTGCAGAAACCCTATGAATTACATCTAAACTAGGATGAGCCTGTACTGTATTTAGAGTAAATTGGTTAGAACTAGTGTCTGTAATTGTTAGTCTAGTACCACCTTCAATAGTAATCTGCCCTTTGAATTTCTTCAAGATTGGAATTATCTCTGATATTCTTAGCGTTGCATTAACGCCCAAATCTTTAGTTTGTGTCCAAACTGTGTTTGCATCTTCTTGAGAAACCTCAACTAGAGGAATAGAAACTCTAAGGATGAAACCAGCATCAGCATTCCAAACTTCTAACGAATCATTTAGTTGTACTAAGAAAGTAAAGTCACCAATGCTATCGCCCTTAAGGCCACTAGCAACAGAGTACTTACCAGCACCCTTTACACTTGTAATTGCATCTAGAAGTTCTTTTGATTCAACTCTAAGTTGCATCAAATATCACCACTCTTAACGCAGTCCAATCCCTTCCATGTCACTTCACCCTCTCGGCTAACAGTTAAGACATTGAATCTCTTATTCAAAAGACTAGGGAAGTACTTACTGCTCTTAACATAGGCTTCGTATTCCATACCTTTGACAGTACTTCTTTGGGTAGTTCGTATTACACTCCAAAGATGAGAGTCCCACTTATTCCAAATTGGTTGGGGGTCTTCATCTCTAAAGGGAGGCTTAGTGTGAGTGATGTAAATTTGGTCACAGTCAATCGCTTTCGCTTCCTTTAGAACTTGCCTAAATGGATTGTTTCTTTGCCACCAATCTTGTTGCTTTGCTGTCTTCATTGGTCGCATTCTTGCGTTCTCCATTCCAGTCATGTAAAGAGTACAGTACTCAAGCCATGTATCAATTCCATCCCAAACAAAGAGAATCTCTTCTGTCTTAGCCGCTTCTCTTGCTAGAGCAATGAAAGACCTAATGTTTCCTTGTGTTTGGTAAGGTAGTAGTTCTCCATCTTCTCCGTATTCTGCTGGATTGTAGATAGTAATTCTATCAGTAGAATCATGGTTTGCTTTCCATGTAGGTACTCCACCATCATCTACATCTAAGTAGAAAGTTCGCTTATCAGTATCCATTGCTATTCCGCTCTTGCCGGTCTTAGCATCGCCTTCTATTCCTAGTCGCATTCTCCTAGGAGCATCCTTGGCCATCTTAGTCTGCGCTAGAATCTTAGCCCTCATGCTATCAATGTCAATCTCCGTTTGTTCTTCTTTTCTTTTTTGCATTTTTATTCACCTTTCAAATAAGATAATTGATTATAAGGCCAATTACCAAAACGCCTATTGTTATGCCAAACTTCTTTAGATTCTTCATTGGGTCTAAATCTAACATCGTTCCTGTGACTAAATTATCCATAAGGAAACTTTGGTCGTCAATTGTAAAACTATTCCATTCTAAAACACTATCTACAGTAGGTAGGCAAAAATGATACCAATATCCATCAGTCACGATAAACCTGTACTCATTTACATTAGGGACTTCCGCTAAAAAATCTTCAACTTGTTCAATTCCCTTATGCGTTTGATTTGGTGCTTCTGCTTCAACCAACCACTTAACAGGAGATTTATGCCCCTTGAACGAAACTGTCAATAGATAATCTAGATATTTGTTTCTATTATCTACTGTTTTAAAGTGAGGTTCTCTGCTAAAGTTAGTTTTACAAGATTCGCTTTTAGCCCTAGTAGAAAGAGTTTCAAACATAGGCTCAACTAAGTTTTCTTGAATAGCAGTTTCGGGTTTAGTTTGAACTAGGAAATGCTGACTTCTCATAAAACCATTATTCATTAGCAATACTTTGCCTTCTTCTGTTAATTTATTCATAAACCCCGAAAGTTTTTTAGAATTACTATAGTAGAATCTCTTTGCTTGTTTTCTCCTAGCCTTTCTTTCTTCCTTAATCACACTTTTCTTTTTGTCTTCACAGGTTCTAGCAGTGTGTCCTATAACACCACAAAACCCACATTTCATATTCTTTACTGTTTTCATATCTATTCACCTTTTGTTCTTGTCCATTCTTGGACTAGTTCTTCCACTTCTTCTTCTGTATCTAATTGTAGTCTTGTTTCCTTATCTCCGATATGGAGTTTAACGAAATAACTGCCATTCTCATAGTTTTCCTTCCATGTAATAAACTGAATATCAGTTAGGCACACAGTCCAAGTATTAGCCTTGGTAAGGAAGCCGTCTTCAAAAGTAATAGTATCACTCATTAGCATCAACCCATTTGATATAGTTTGTCGTTAGTTTGATAAATTCTTCTTCGCTCATATGCTGTTGAATAAGGTTAGCATTGGAGTAAATTTTAACAGAGTAGAATATTTCGCCATTGTCTATTCTATCTGCTTTCCAAGACATATGAGCAATATTTCTATATGAAATAATAGCCCTATGTGTTTTAATCATCGTTTTAGTTATCGTTAGTTTATTCATAGTTTTCACCGAGTTAGTGGGCTTTGCACCCACTTGAGCAACATTATATGGTAACTTGCTTGCACACGCACATTAGAGTTAATCAGCCGACTCAAAACCAATCAAGGTTTTCTTCTTCGTCGTCAGCAATCTCAACGACTTGACCCTTTCTTTCAGTCACTAAAAGGCCGGACAGGTTGATTGTAGATGGCTCCATACCATCATCACCCTCTCGCATAGAAGTACGACCAACAACAACCACTTCGGAACCAATACCAAAGTCAACTTCGATATGTTGTGGAACCCAACAAGTAGTCATGCCGTCAGTATCGTAGTCAAAGTCTGCATTAAGGTCAGTAATGTTCAAGATTCTATTTCCATTGGAAGTAGGAGTCATGTTCATATTACAAACTGTACCCATAGTAATCACAAATCGTTCAACTGCTGGTAGGTCACGCTGTTCCATGTGTCTATCATCAAGAAGAGATAGTGATACTACCTTGTCTGCTAGAATACTGCTGGCCAAGTTGTAAGGGGTCATTGGTGTGTCCCGATGAGTATCTCCTTCGGGGTCTAGTTCTGCGTTGTATTCCCAACCCTCTAGAGTCTTCTTAGTGTAGCCGTAAATGTAGCCTTCTCTATTACTATCCTTAATGACCGGCATGTGGATAAATTCAAAGGTTCTTGGTAAGAAGTCAACGCCGTTTTGGTTCTTGTAAGAGAAGTGGTACATTTGGTAGTCGGCATCATCGCCAACCTTACCAACGAATACTCCGCTTCGGCGCATTAGTTCCTTAGCCAATGGCTTACCGTAGTTCTTATTCTCTCCTCCGTTAGTGTATCGCTTTGTCACATCTAGAGGAATAACAATAGTGCCGTCTTCCAATGTTTCTGCTCCGTCTGCTAGAACACTTAGGGTTCTCGTTTGTTCTTCACCATCAAATACACGACTAACTGTGTAGTGTCCGTCTTCTGTTTCTTCAACTGTAGCAACAAAGCCTTCTTGGTAAGCCTTGTAAGCATCACGCTTCCATTCTTCAATCGCTCGTCGTCGGTTGTAAGCCATCATATCTCTTGGTTCCTCTAGAGAAACAAAGAAACCAAAGGCACTGTCACCAAAGGATTTACGCTCCGTATTGTTCGTTCGCTTTTTCATGCTAAGTTGTTGACTAGCGTAGGCTCGCCATAGACCCTTTGCTAGGGTCGAGTCGGTTCCAACACCATTCGTCTTGCATATCTCTTCAAATTTCAGTTGTGCATCTTCTTCCGAGATGCCTAACTTCTCTGCCGCTTTATTTATTTCGTTTTGCATTTTTTTTACCTCCTATTGTAGGTTTCCCACCATCCATGATACGAGTAATTTAGGGGTCATGTTGTGGGAACGCCATTCTCCTTCACCAATTACTCGTAGGAATTTCAGTTTTTTGTTGCTATCCATTTCCGAAGAAACGATATAATCGTGCAACCCTATGCAAATCTCCTTAGTGGAGATTCCTTCATAGATTAGATTGTGTAGATTTTTCAGTGCTTCGTTTGGATTGTTATTCAATATGTTCATTGTAATCTGTTCGTACTTTTTGAGTCCTTTTTCGATTTGAGTCGTCAGTCGTATGCCGGATGCGACGGATGCTTGCAGTTCGGTAAGTGTCCTTCTCATATCACCGTTGAAGGCATATATAAACGACCTAATTTCTTCGGGGACCGGATACTTTTCTGCCCCTAGGATTTTGACAATTGCTTCTTCAATTACTTCAAAGGTGAGATTTTTGAAGAAGTAATTAGCACAACGAGATTGTAGAGCATAGATAATTTTGTTTCGATTATTACAGGTAATGATGAATCTTATGTTTGATTCATAACGCTCCATCAATCTCTTAAGTGCGTTTTGTGCATCATTAGTCATACCATCCATCTCATCTAGTAAGACTATTCTAAAGGGTACATCTCCAATAGAAGACTCCTGTGCAATGTTTTTGATTTTAGTCCTAACTGTTTCTAGCCTTCTATCATCGGAAGCGTTTATCTCAAAGAAATTTGAGAGCGCATCCTTTCCTAGAATAGCATTTGCTAGGGCAACTGCGGCTCCTGTTTTACCAGTTCCCGAATTACCATAAAGCAAAAGGTTAGGGCATTCTTTATTCAAAACCCAATGTTCAGCATCCATAACAAAATGTTCTTGACCTAGTACATCGGATAATTTACTTGGTCTGTACTTTTCAGTCCATAGCATACGCTACACCTCGCAATCCCCAAACTGTAGTTTTAGTTTCACCATCGAAACCTAACTTGTTAAATTGTTTTCTTTTCATAATTTGACTCACAACCCTTTTGTTCTGTTGCCAAAAAGTAGTTTCCGATTCGTATTGATAAATAGTACCTATGTCACTCTTAACAACTTGAGTTGTTTTCAAGGTAGATAAATGGTCTACGATTTGTTTTGTGTTCAATGGCCTTCCTTCGTTTTCTAATAGTTTAATTATTTTATTTTGTAGTCTTTTGTGTTTCATTTGTATTCCTCCTTTACTTCCCAAATATCTAAAGCGGCTTTTTTATTGTGTCCAACCTTTACGAAGTATTTTCTTCGCATTAGGTTTCCAATAACATTTATACTTTGAATGTAGAAATGGTTAGACTTAGAGCCGGTCCTATTATTCTTAAAATTATTACAATAGTCGTGTATTTCTCTAGTATCTTTAGGGCCGCTCTCTATCAAATATTTTCTTATTCTCTCTGTTAATCTTTTGTGTTTCAATTCATATTCCTCCAACCTTCTTCGATTGAAATTAAACTAGCATATCTAGGTAATATCTTACTGAGTTCGGACATAGTAATGCCCCACTTGAGTTTAGAATTAAGATGATTGTAAATCTCATCTGTTGTCTTAGGGCCACTCTTCAAGTATTTTTTCAAGTGCCTAATGGCTACAACATTTGCCATTAGAATTCCCCCAAAGCCATTGGCTTTACTGTTTTCTTTTTTGTCTTTCTTTTCTTTTTCTCACCAAGACCTAGTATTCTGCATTCTGCATTATTCAACTTGGTCTTAGCGAACTTGGCAAAGTCTTCATCTTTGAGCAACTGCCTAAGTAAGCGTTCATCTCCACCTTTCAATCCTAATCTTCTACAGAAACTAGGTACTTTGGAGTAGGCTCTACGCTGTGGCATTCGAGGTCTAGTGAATGATTTACCACTATGAGAGTAGGCTAACATCTCTTGAAAATAAGCGAGTGACCATCTTCTCTTCACAATAGTATCTATGAAGAGTAGTCGATTAGGATGAATGTTTTCAGCCAGCCAACTTATGAATTGAACATCGGAAGGTTTGTTGAATTTGATTAGTTCTAATACTTTCTCTCTATCGCTTTCTCTTAGATAGTCCAATACTAAAGAGAATACATCTCGTTCTAAATTATTAGGTTCTTGACTTCTAGGAGCGAGTTCTGCAAATTGCTCTTGTCTGTAATTTATATTACCCGCTCTTTTTATCTTAACCATATTTTTAATTTCATTAGGTATTGATTTTTGATTTATACTTGTTAGTATGATAGTACCTCGGTACTTTCTCAAGACATTTAGAATTTCATCAGTCTTTGGTTTGTAATGAACATCTTCAATTATAATTCCTAGTTCTAATGGAAAGGAAAGTACATCTCGTATTTTCATTTCATCAGCATACAACACCATAGCATTAGGCAACATTTCCTTTGCCTGTGTGCTTTTTCCTGTTCCTGTCTTCCCGACAATTATTATCGGTTTCTTCTTTTCAATCGTAGTCAGTGCCATCTATAATTCCTCTAATTTTCATTATGTTTTCTATCCCATTTAGCGTTAGGTGTTCCTTTCTAACTAGCATTTGAACAACATCATTGTGTTCTTGAATATGATTTTGTAGTTGTAATAGGTGTTCGGGAATAAGAGCCATCGTCTTTGCATTGTTTTCAATGCCCCTAATTACCAATATTGGTTTTGGTCTTTTTTTGTTTTCGACTTCTTTTACAGAATTGACTATTCCGTAGAGAGAAAGAGTTCTATTGATTTGATGAAGAAGAGGCAAATTACCTCTTATTATTATGAGAGGTCTAACACTATAGCCTAGTCTAGAATTTGGACTTCTAAACAATTCTATGTTATATGCTGGCTTGCACAAAAGAATACCCACCAAGATATTCTTATTCAGCACTACGAACCACTGCCCCTATGTATTCGTATTTCTGTTGTATTGTAGAGACAATATTGGCTAGGATAAAGGCTTCTGCATCTAGTTGATTTCCGGATATTGTGACCACCATGTATCCTTCATAAGAGCCATATTTGCCACTTATCTCTTCTAGATGGATAGTACTCTTGACTGCCATTTCTCTTCTTCCCATCATTTCTTTATTGACTTGCCCTATTAGAAAGGCATCCTTAGTCTTCATTTCTCTATCTAAACTAAAGACAAATTGAGTTGCCTCACCAAATTCACGAATTAAATCTTCTGCGCTACAGTTAATTTAAAAGCCCCCTATTGCATCGACTTCTTGTATTGTAGTAGCGTCTATTGCATACTTATCACTTCGTATTGCGTGTATCCTAGGCAATCTTAGAGAATATTTGTCGTCCCTTTTCATTATCATTTCTGCTTTCACATGCAGGACTACTCTAGGTAGGAAAGAATATTTTTCATTCTTAAATGAAGAAACTAGTTTTCTCAGCATATTAGAAAGAAGTTTATGATTTATCGCTGAAAGCCCAGAAACAAATCCAAGAGAAACATATCCACTTTCCTTTCTACATGCTATTTCAAAACTCGAAAAGTCATTCTTAGAATTTATTTTCGCTCCTATGACTACCAAGTTTAAATCTATTCTAGGTGGGGAATGTATCACCACTGATACGCTCTTTTCATTAGGAAGATACTTAGCATCTAAGTCCCTAATGATGATGCCATCAAACCCTTCACTAATTGCTTGGTTGTAGAATGCCTTAGAGTCTTCGTTTTCATCCGACCTAGTGGGAGGGGAGGGTAGGTCTTCCATTGCCTTGAGCCTATCCACAAAGGGCAAATTCAGCATACATCTCCCATCCTTTGATAGGCAGTCTAAAATTACACACCTTAGATTGTCCTGTGTTTGAGTATGGTTGTTGTGAAGCACCTTCAAGACTTCATAGTAGTCCATTGGTTTTTCGTCCGAGTCTACGCAATAGAGTTCTGCGTCCAAAATAAAGTCGGATGATGAATCGCATATGTAGTTTTTCATTTTCAATGGTAAGGTGAGTATTTTGCCTTTTCTGTTGAAGAAGATAGTGTTATCTTTTTTCTTGTGAATCTGTATTCTTATTCCACCATATCTATATTCACAAATAGAATTAGTAGGTTGTTTATACACGCTCCATTTAGTATTAGACTTTGCTAACATAGGTGGAATAAATAATCCATGAGTAGAAACATTCCTAAGTTTTCTTTTATTAGAATAAGCATGGTACATAGTATCTAGTTCGTGCATTTTAGAATCCTTTTCAACAGAAGCCCGTTCTAAGTTGAAATATTTGCTTAGGCAATTAATTACAATTCTATTTTTGTCCATCTTCAATCTAGGTTCTCTTAACCAAAAAGAAATGAACCATTTTCTCTCAAGTGAAGAAAGACTTTCTAGTACTTCGGAGAATAATTCAAAGGAACCTTTCTGTCTGCAATCTAATTCTAGAAGTCGCATGACCATGTTTAGGCTATAGTCGGCTGTCTTCTGTTTATCTCTTTCTAGATTGAATACACCCTTTCCTAAGTCATCGCCGTATATCTCTAACTCTTCTAGAAATATACCAAAGTGTTCACAAATCCACTTCTTTGTTTTATGCTTACCAATATGGGAACTATCCAAGTCTAGAGTTAGAATCTTTAGTAATTGTAAAGGTTGAATATGCTTATTTCCAAATGCTTGCAGAATTAGACGAGTCTGTTGTGCTGATGTTTTCTTCTGCATAGTTTCGCAAAGTCTTGCTAAGTGGCTCATCGTCATTGTCTTCCACCTTTGCTTCTTCTATTCCAGCAGTAAATATTTTAGCATTGACAAGTCTAATCAGTTCTTCTATGTGTTCGTATTTGCCTTGCTTCATTTTTTTAAGAAACCAAAGATAACTCGCTAGTTCAATCCATTCACTCTTCTTCATTTTCTTCCCCATCCGAAAGAATCTCATTATGTATTCTAGGTATGTTAGCAATCATAGTATTGATTGTATTCGATAGGTCATTAAGACCTTGTTGTTCTGCGGCGTACTGCATAAAGGTTAGAGTTCCAATAGTCACAGGCAATGCTATGTGATTTATTTCTCCACCTAGAATTAGACTCCAATGGGAAACAAACGCTCCTCTTATCAAATCATTTGAATTGGCAACCACTGGCCAAGATTCAGTGAAGGCCATTCTTTCCTTATGTGGTAATTCTGCTGATACTTCTACAGTCTTACACCAACTTACAAAGTTCTTCTGCTTAGTTCTGTTTCTCAATGTCCTCATTAGTCTTCCTCCAATATTTCTCCTAGCATATGATATAGAAGTAAGGCTTCCTCTTTGTTCATTCGTATCCCTTTCTTAGTAGGCTTATCATTTTTATACCAACGAAAATCTATTACATCAATCTTCCAATAGTTTCCTTGGTAGACTCTTATCGAGTCTTCGCTGTTTCTAGGTATCTCTCCTACGAATGCTAGTTCACTCAATTTGCATTCCCTCCTTGAAGGTAGTAAGGGCCTTTCTACTAGTGAAGTATTGAGGGGATTCTAAATTAGATAGGCAGTTGGCAATCCAACAAGCCCCACCCATACTTGAAATTTGAACAATCTCGTATTGCTCTCCATTGACCTCAACCATTTCAGTAGTGTTTATCTCCGGAACTAAACCGTACATTCTTGTGACTTCTGCGGATACCTCTACTAAGTTATCAACCACATACTTGATGATGTGCGCTCTTTGTATTGGTATCTTTGGTGCGACCTTAATCTTCATTGTCCCTGTCATTTTACAGACAAGGCACTTGTTCCCCTCACATATAGGACAGGCTATTTCTGCCGCATAAGGGGCAGGTAAGGTCACGGTCACGGCTCTCTTCATAGTATCACTCAAGAAGTACTGCTACATCGGTTGTTAAAAACATCATCGCAATAGAGAAGGCCGCAGAAATGCTACTCTTTGTGACAAGAGTTGGGTCAATAATTCCATCGACCAATAAATCACTAACAGCAACTTTCTTGGCATTGAATCCTTGCCAACCTTGCTTACCTTCAATCCAACGATTTATTACAATGTCATAATTGGCTAGAGGAAACTCACTATTACCCATGAGGGTATCTATTGGAGATAGGAGTGTTGCCATTGACATTTCATGGTCAATATTTTTTTCTTGAGGCCAATGTTGTTGGAACCTTAGGATAGTGAGTCCACCGCCCACAATATAACCGCCGTCTAGTGCGGCCTTGGTTGCGTTAAGCGCATCGTCAAGCCTCTCCTTAGTATCTCTCATTTCAACAGAAGAACCAGCACCTACACGGATTACTGCGATACCCCCACTAAGTCTAGAGATTCTTTTAGAGATGCTTTCTTTCACAAAGTCATTCGTACCCAATTCGTGAAGTTTTCTCAAGGCTTCTATTCTTTCAACAACTGCCTCTCCTCCGTCCCCACCAATGATAGTAGTCTTGACTTTATCAATCACAACTTTAGTGCAACTACCTAGAGTATTCTCATTGACTATTCTTAGGTCGTCGTCTGCTTCTTCTGCATAGGCTTTACCACCCACTACTGCAATCAAATCCTTTAGTTCGTCTAGTTGGGCGTCACCATAGTTTGGAGTTTCAATTACTCCTACATCGAGCCTACCTTGTGCTACATTCAATAGTACATTTTGTAGTGCTAGGTTCTGCAATCCTCTACAGACTAATAGTAGAGGCCTTCCTTTCTGTGAAGCATATTCACAAGCAGGTAAAATGTCTTGGAACTTTCTAATGATTTTGTTAGTGGATAAGATGAGTGGATTCTCTAGAACACAATCTCCATTATCTCGATTAGCAAACAAGTGACTAATGTAGCCGCTCTCTAATTCTAATCCTTCTTTAATTTCAAAAGAAGTATTCAAGTCTAAACTTTCTTCGACAGAAACTACTCCGTTTCTGCCAACTGCTTTGAAAACCTCGGCAATAAGTTCGCCCAGTTTTTCATCGTTGTTGGCCGCAATAGTAGCAATCTTTTGAATATCATCATCAGCGACGGGGATACTTCTACTATCCAAATAACCAAGAAGACCATCTCTAACCTCTGTTAGGTAGTTTCTCCATTCGTGAATACTTCTAGCATCTCTAAATCTATGTAGAGACTTACACAATGCTCTAGCCAAAATACAGGCGGTAGTAGTACCATCACCCGCCTTTGATTGGGCTTTCGATGCTAGGTCTTGAACTAGTTGTACCCCCAATTGAACATAGGGGTCCTCGGAACGAACATATTTAGTGATAGTCACTCCGTCATTTATGACAACCGGAGGGTTGCCTTGTAGAATAACTGTCTTCGCTTGTGGCCCAAATGTTGGGGCTACAGTATCAGCGACTAAACTAATACCCTCCAGTAGTTTCTCCCCTACTTCATTTCCGTTTAGAATCACTCAATCACCGCCATAATATCTTCCATCCTAACGATAGTAAATTCATTGTAAGTAAAATGCTTATTTTCTGCATTGTAAATCGCTTTCTTTCCAATTAGGCTACCGTCTTTTTGGCAGTCATGTACCAATGCAATGTTGTCATTGATAGAAACAATGCCACTTTCGCTAAGAACTTCTTCTGTTTTCAGTATAACCCATTCTCCAATTGCTCTCATAATTATCTCATCTCCAATCAGTATTTAACCTACAATATTAAGCAGTCATTCCATTGTCGGCTTCCATTTCCATTTGAAATTCCCAAGTGTGAAATGAAGCATGGCCAGCAATAAACCCACCTGCTTCTCTAATAGTTCCTATGAAAGAAGCACCACAAACACTACAGTAAGTAGTGACTATTCTCTCATCAATGTAATGTCCGTTTTCTGTTTTTATTTCTACAATCTTTCCAATATCTTCATGTGTGTATTTCATTTCAATTGCCTCCAAAGGGCTTTCTGTTTTTTATCATGTTATGGTAGTGGTTTTCAGGCCACCATTCCGGCCTTCTATTCTTTTTCCAAGTGGCGAAGTCCCACTTACCTTGTAGGTAGTAGTGGCGATATGACTTGATAACAAAGTCCCAACTGTGTTTTTCTTTAGGTAAGCGGTAAATATCAGCCATAGCAATAGATACAGGAGTCAAGTCTTCTTCGTCATAAGAGAAAGTAAAACTATCTCCAATTCTTTTTTCTGCTCCGTGAATCTTACCATACCTAAATGTATATTCTTTACAAAGCGCAACAGCATGATTGTATAGCCACATGTAATTTGCTTTGTTCTGTCTAGCCCAAATAGTACTAGGGTGATTTAACATAGCAGGTTTCATCAACTTAGAATTGAGGTGTGCATGAAACTTCTTCAACTCTGCAAGAGTTGGCTTAACACCATAGATACTTACATAGTGGAAGTAAAGAGTATTGGTGTGCAACATTTGACAACTTTCTGTTGGCATTTTTACTACATGCTTGTCCAGCATTTGCTGTGCTGATAGTACTGGGTCTTTAGTTAGTGCAAATATATTCATTCTTCATCACTCCACCATTCTGCGAGTTCCTCATCACTTACTAATTCAGTCATCTTGATGTATCTGTTTTTGTATTTGTTTAGTTCTTTACGCAAACGCTTGACTTCTGCGTGTGCCTTTTGATATTCTACAAATAGGAATTCTTGAAAAGAACCCATTGGTTCTTCCATCAAAATCCATTCTTCATAGGCTTTTTCGTATTTGTCTGTGTCAATCATTCAATCACCGCCAATAGGTCTTTTGTTATGTGTTCAGCCCATGCTTTAGTTGGTCCGACATAACCGTTGGTTATCCCTGCTATCCTCTCGATTTCTTCACGCAACCGCTTGACTTCTTGTATCAGTTCCCATGCTAAGTGATTGAATGGTTGCGCCTCTCGAAGTCTTCGTTCGTATTTGTCTGTGTCAATCATTCTTCTTCGCCTCTATCCCAATTCTTCTCTAGTAACATCTCATTAATACTAGTCTTAATCTCTTTAGGTGCGTAGGCTCGCTTAATCTGCTTTCGCTCCCACTCAAAGTCACGATAGATGTGTAGTTGTTCGGGGTGCTTATTATTCCAAATACCATAGTGGCCTATGCCGCCTAGAACAATAGCGTTGTGCATCAAAGGCTCCCACTTACCAACAGTATTCCAATCAGTACCACTAAAGTAAGCAGAGCCGAAAGGATGGGTGTGAATCCAACACTTAATTGGTAGAGTCATTCCAACAGGGTCAACTTTGAAGGAAACAAAGCCAGCCGTGCCAAAGGAAATGTGTAGATTATCCTTACCATCCACAACGACTTGTACTTCTAATCCATTAAGGATTTCAGTAGATGCCTTCCAAATGGCATTGAGAAACTCTGTCTCGGACCAAACTCCATTGAAACTAGGGCGAATCAAGTTCTCTATTAGACCTTGACAGTGTGCTTCGTGGTCTGCTTCTGCTTCGCCCCAATCATGTCTATCGTCGTCTTCTCCATGTACTCTAATGTACCAATCTCCAGTTTTGCTCATTCTTCTTCCTCTCCGTTTTTTTTATTACTTGTTCTAGCCATTTCTATAGTTATCAGCCTTTGTTCTTCAAAATCTAAAGTTGGGCCACTAATACAGAATATTCTAAAACCAACAACATAACCATTACAAGTGTCACAACAACGGCCATCTACCAAAGGTTGTGCGTTATGTCCTTCGCTCCAATAGACTTTACCGTTGTGACTATGCGCTTGTATTTCGCCTTTACAAATACAGCACTTCATACATTCACCACCATAAACGGATTAACGCTCTCTCCAGCAAACCATCGTTGCATCCACTGTGCCCCAATACTAGCGATTACAGAGTGCATGAAATGGATACCTTCCTTGCTACCATCCCAAGAATCTCCTTGACATGAGAAGGAACCATCCGGACCTGCTAGTAGCGTATCATAGGAAGAAGGCTCTGCTTGATAAGAAACAAGTGCGGCATTCCTTCCTTGAGAGCGAAGGTCTAGCCACTTTACTTCTTCTACATTGGCCTTGTATAACATTCGTCGTGTGTTTAAATTATCAACACAACAAACTACTAAGTCATATCCTTTCAGTTGGTCGTCAACTAGAATTGGATACTTGTTTCCAACTACTACCTGCTCATAGTTCTTCTTCATAAAGAACGCTTTATTTTGCCCAACACTATCTGTAGTGAAACGCTGGTATGTCACATTCTTTTCTTCAATAGTATCGGGGTCACTTACGGTAATCTCGTAGAGTTCCCGCTCATAACTTCCGTTCCCTGTTAGGTTGTTCAAGGTGTCAATGAGATAACTCCCAATTCCACCGGCTCCGATTATCAATATTTTTCTAGGCATTCTATTCCTCTTCCTTTTATTTGTTTTTTATTGGTATTAATTATTTTCAAAAGCCTCTTGACTTCTCGACCAATGGCATCATACCCAATACCACTAACCGATTCTATTTTCTTGTTCGTTATGTTCATGTTCTCCATAGTAGCCACAATAGAACAATATGCGGCTGGAGTACTTGGCTTGATATTCTCGTTAGATTTCGAGAGAATATTATCAAAGTGAATTGATAGCAGGGAAACCTTTCCTAAGTAAGAAGGGTAGTGTTCTAGTTCGTCTGCTAATAACATAGCATATTTTTCAGCGAATGGTCTACATTCCTTTATTAGAAAAACTCCGGTATTGTTCTCTTCCTTTGCTATCTTCCTAGCCAACCTAAACACAGACTTCTTGTTGCATTCGTATTCAGCACAAACTTCTTTCAGTGTGAAGGGAAGTGACTCATTTTTCAAACAGTAGTAGACAAGTGCCGCCGCTCTATTTTCAAGAGGGGCAGTAGAAAATGTGTGCTTTCTGTAGAGCATCAAATACAATTCCTCTACAGTAGTAAAGATTGTAGAAGTTCTTGGTATCTTTAGTGATGCCATCAGTAGTCTACACATTGAAACTCCTTTATACACTGCCTTATTTTCAATTTGAGCGAAGGACAGGGATTTAGGTTTTATCGTCTGTAATCCCATTTCATGTAAATTGGAAGACCAACGCTCTCTAATAATTGAGCCTTGGCTGTCCTGTAGATAAGTCCCTTGCTCAAAGGGTTCAGTCACTAGAACTAAACCACACTCTTCACAAATTAGTTCTCCTAAGACTTCATCGAATTTATTCTTCAATGATTGGCATTCTAAGCATTTCATTTTTTTCACCTTTATTACACATTAATTCAAATTTAGAACTGAATGGATTATTTACATCAATCTTAGTACGAGTGAATATCTTAGAACTCATAACCAATCTAGGTTTAGATGCCGTCACTTCACTTCCTAAAGTGCTGACTCTACTCATAGTCATTCTGTCATTCAATAGGGAGAGAATCCTTGAGGCAAATTGGTCGCCAAGGGAGGGGTTCTTTCCTCCAGTGTTTATGCAAATACTATGACCCCAGTACATTATATCTCCGGTATCTTCACTCTTAACTCTAAGCATTTGAGTACTAACTGCTTGAACTCCTATGCTTTCTCTTTTGAGATTAGACTTAGAGCCACAGAGTAGCCAATCGGAGGTTTGTCCGGAAACAATGATTCGTATTGCTTCTTCACTATCCTTTCTTTTTACCCTGTCCGGATATTGAACCAATAAATCATCAAGAAGCGTCATGGCTCTTTCTTGCACTAACTTCTCCGAGCGATTCTGTTCTAAGAAGGCCATCATCAATTTAGTTTCTGCTTCCGTAGGTTCCTTATTCATTAAACGAGTAAAGAGGGTTTTAGGACTAAGGAACTTCCAGTTCCCTACTCGCTTACCATGACGATAAAAACCAATCATAGTCATTAGGTCTTTTTGGGATATTTTACCCCAAACATTTGAACTGATTTCTATTGCATAGTCGTCATCGGAAATTTGCATTACTTGTAATCTAACATTGATTGTTCGACCCTCTTTCATATATTGAAAAGGTAGTCTAGTAGTAAGAACATATCTAATGTCTTCCGGAACTAGAATAGAACTAGCCACAATATCCCTCAACTCTTTCCTAGATAGCGGAACCTCTTTTCTTTTTGTTTTAGCATCAATATCCAAAAGAATTCTAGCGAGAATAGGGGCGATGTGTTTTCTAGGGGTGGCCATGCCGTTAATTGAATAGGAACTGCCCTTCTTAGAAATAACGACTTCTACTTCCCTAGAAGCCTCACTATCCAAGCCAGCATCGCATTTGGAAGTAAAAGTAATTACGAAAAACAAATTATCGCTTTCCGGATATTCCGTGTGTGTAGTGCCGTTCTCATCGACAATATTCATTCTATAGTATTGATGTCTATTATATGCCCCCTTTAGGATTTCATTAAATGCCTCGGAAGTTTTTTCTAAAATAGGGTCTGCTGAATACAATACCCTAGAATCTATTCGGTGTCTGTTGGGGCAAATATGTTCTCTGAACACAACTTCTCTTCCATCCTTTTCAAAATGCACACTGCATCTTAGGGTTTTCGTATTCTCTTGTGTATATATTTCAAAATTTATTCTTCTCATCGTAATCACATCATATATGTTTTTGATTTGTATTGTTTGAGGCAGTTTTCATGCGCCTCTAATTTCATGTCTTGTGGTGTCATTAAAGAGCCACCACATACTCTACATTTAGTCGCTATTGGGCGACCTCGGTTGTTCTTGGTATAGTCGGGGTTTTTACTCATCTTCGTTCACCTCCTTATATCCAATAATGAATCGCTTTTCGACTACCTTTCTTTCTAGGTAGGCGTGGAACCCTATGTCTACTGCCATAGGGCTTTGCCACAGGGCTTGTTTCAGTCTAGAAACAACCATGTAGCACTTACCTCTACTTTCTCTTCCGCTTGTCTCTTCGTAGCGGATTTTTTCGACTACTCCTATGTAATCGGGGTGACTCTCTTCCAAGAAATCGTCAAGAATAAGAACAGCGAGTTTCTTACACTCATCGAAATCTCGGAAGAGAGCCATAGTTTCACTTTTGGGAAAGTTGTAGTTATGGGAGAGAGGACAACCTCAAAGAGAGCCTCCGACGATAGCGGGGGTTAGGTCAACAGATTGAACAGTGTCCCAATTGATACTGTTAATTCCTTCTCGGCTAACCATTTCTCCATTGACAAAGACCCAATGCGTAGGGTGATTGTCAATCTGTTCAATGACTTCCGAAAAAGCCATCTCAACTTGTGTGTGTCCTGTTTCATTTAAAATTCGTAGTGTAATCATAATATCACCTTCTTATTTCTCCCATGTCCTACCACTATTTAAGCGGTCACTTTCCCTTGCTTGTTTGCCTTGCTCTAGAGCAATAGCCCGTCCTAGTTGTAGTTTGGAGAATCTTTCTATGTCGCTGTTCTCCATGTTCAACTCTTGCGCCTTTTCGATTTGCTCCTGTGAAGGAGATTCAATAAAACGCTTGATAGTAATAATGTCATTTGCAGTCAATGACATAAAAGAAGAGTTTCTATGTGCCATCACATAATTTTGATGCAACTTCCTAATGAAATCTTTTTCGGATGGAGTTAGGAATTCCCAATTTTGTAAATATCCTTTATTAGAAAAACCATACCATTCTAACATTTCGCTAGTAGTCCACTTAGTTCTTTTATCTTCTAGTGACTTCCTATAGTCAGCATATTCTTCTTCTGTAAAAGAGCGGCCATTGATAGTCGCTCCTCCAACAAATCTGTAAAAGTAATCTAGGTCGGCTAATAATGACTTGTTAGGATAACCCCTTCCGTTTATCTGCGCTCTACGATTATTGGGATGGTTCCATCTCCATACAATAGAAGCCATACCTTCACTATTGGCCCTCTTTCGTAATTTAGAACCTTTCCAATTATTAGTCACATTCAGCCTTAAGTCCAATTCTCGTACTGCTGTGAACTTCTCAACAAAGTCCTCACCGTGTTTAGACCACCATGCTTCATTCTTCATTCCCTCAATACGAACAGAAATCCATTCTTCAATCATAGCGTCTGTAATAAGTTCTCTATCAATTCCCGTACTCTTTTCAATCTCTTTCAAGATAAGATATGAGTTGATGTGGTCGGAACCAACAGCCATAGTAAGTCCAGTGATAGTATTGCGAATAGCGAAATGATAAACAATGCTGTGACCACAAAGACAGTAGCCATAATCTCTAACCCATTCGGGTATTTCAGTATCATCTTCACCATTCCACCACCAACACTCACCAGTGGCCTCCCACTCTAGTTTAGCATCATCGTAGTTATCAGCCTCGGATAAGAAAGTAAGTTCTCTCTTTAGTGTTTGGTCCCATCGACCATTACCTAGTTCTCTCTTGAACTTCAAGCCCATTCCTCCGTATCCATCTTTTCATTCTGTCGTTGTTCCAATAAGAATCCAGTAAGAATCTCGTCCATTTTGTCTTGTAGGTTATCAATAATACCTGCAATAACTCGACGGTTAAGACTAATCCAAATCCTATGGTGGGTATTCAATACCACCTTTGGTTCATCGTTCTCATTCATGCTAATTACCATAGGCGGCATGTGTTCATTATCAATCAATTTAAATTCTACTTGTGTTTTATTCATTTTTATTCCTCTTTATTTTTGCTTTTTCTTTTGTATGTTTATTTCCATCGGCAGAGAAGAAGTAGGTTTTCTTGTAGTAGGTTTTCCATCCATAGCGGTTAATCCTACTTTCTTTGACGCACTGCGCCACTCTTCTGTAAGTATCTTTTCCACCCTTCCTAGCGAATTGACGGACTTCTCCTCGGTATCCTATTCTCTCTCTACCTAGTCTCCGATAGTGGTGTATAATAATGTCATAGAATTCTGTCTTATCATATTCCTTGTTTTCGTCTAAAGAATCGAAGGTCAATTCAATACTTTCCTTCATCAAAGGCCAATTGATTCTCTTTACTGCTCCCCTTCCCATAGTCATTCTTCCTGTGTTGAGAAGGGAGGATAGAGTATAGTCAAACCGACCATAGCACCATTTTCATCATATTCGGGTTCCGAATAGTTATCCAATAAGAATTCGTAGGCTTCTTCAGTAATTCCGTAGTCAGTGCCAGCAGGACCGCCAATGTTGATTGTGTATAGTTCAAAGCCCAAATGCTTGCATTTAATCTTCAAAGCAATCATTCCTGCTCTAACTGAATTCTTCGCCGGTAGTGGGTCTAATCCACAATGTCCGTTAGCAATCAAAGCATCTACTAGCATTTGTCTACTTACAGATTGGCGGTTCACTAGTTCGTTTAACAATATTCGTTGTTCAATTTGTGGTATGTTCATATTCATTCCCCGATAGTATCACATTCAATTTCCATAGTGATTGTTCTTCCATCACTGCGGCCTTCGATAACTTCTGCCCATTCTCCACAATCGCACCAAACAGAATAACTTGCTAGGATAATGCCTTTCATTTTCAATTGAGTTTCATGATAATCTACTTTTGCTAAAAGTGACAAGTGTTCGCCACAATCGCAAAAAGCACCATTTCCAATTACTCTTTTTGCTTCGTTCGTTATTTTATTTTTCATATTTATTCCTCATTATCGGGCATTGCACCCTCTCGGTAGTCATTGATAGCACTACTACACTATTTGAATGAGTGGAACAAACAGGATTTGAACCTGTGGTCACTCGGTTATGAGCCGAGAGCATTAACCAAACTATGCTATTGTTCCGTAGGTGTCGAAGGCAGGATTTGAACCTGCGAACCATTTAGGACAGGAGTTTAAGCCCTGCGTGTTTGACCTACTCCACCACTTCGACATTGGCGAGCGCAACAGGAATCGAACCCGTATCACCGGCTTAGAAGGCCGGTATGCTATCCATTACACCATGCGCTCATTTGTCAATTTCCATACATTGACAGAATAACTGTACTGACTAAAATCAGCAGTCACTTTTTCGGTTCCAATCTTTTCAAATTGTTTGTGACTAGATAGTAGATTACCAATCTTGCTACCCCCCGAAGCCTCCTTCGGCCAGCGTGTTCGATACTCGTCTAGTATCTCTGCTGTGTTTTTGCTTCCATTTTTTAGTATTTTTTCTAATCTTTCGATAGTCCTCTTGTTTGCCATAGTGTCACCATGCTTCACATGATGCTCCAATTCAAAAGATATTCGGCGTTGCCATTAGCAACACTATATTCTAAGGCTCTAACGGATTCTTCTTCGTGGTGGTTCCTTTCCACTATAATAGAAGCAAGACAAAGACTTAGCCTCTCTTTAGAAAGTTTCTCGGCTAGTACATTAGCAATCTTAATTGCTAGTTCTTCTTTCAAACGCTCCTCCCACAATAAACAGTAGCAGGGTTCCTTATAGAGAACATCGTGGGTATAACATTCTACGATTCGTTCTCCGGTTCCATTACATTCAGCACATTCGCTCATTCTTCCTCATCTCCAAATACATCAGCATAAGAGCCGTCTTCTGCATGTGCTTCACGCAATATACTTTCATAGTCTCGCATTCCAACTTGGTATGCAATTGGGTCCATTCTATACAATGCTAATGAAGAACTGCATTCAATACCGCACACATCAATTGTGCCATGTATTTCATCAAGCATTTCATCGTAGTATTCTTTCATAATTACTTCATTCATTTTTATTCCTCGTTATTGGTTCGGGTATCCATTCCGGATTGTATAGTATATGAATATCTTCCATGCACCCGTAGCATAGTCGAGTTAGTATTTTCTGTTCAATCTCCTCCATATCTAGAGTTTGAAATTCAATTAGCATATTGACGGAAGCACCAAGCCCACACTTGTTGCACTTTATTTTCCCGCCAATCCTTTCATCGCTAACAAAGAATGATTTAATCCAATTTATCATCGGAATCACTCAACTGTCCAGAAAAGAAAGTTTCGTAGGCATCAACTAATACCTTGGTATTGTTGTAGTTATGTGTAGAAGCAGTAATCATCCATTGATAATATTCTTTGATTAGTCTAACCAAGTATTCGGGGTCTTTATTCCACTTTCTCTTATCTTTCATTCTTCTCGCCTCTTCCATCTAGCACGATAGTCTGCTGATTGTCTGTGGGGGATTGTTCCATCTTGTATGTTAGACTTAGCGTAGTGTTTTTTCAATAGTGAACCTACTGCATGAACATTTCTTGGCATGTGGTTAGGGTGAATCATATTCTTAATTTCCATGAATAGTTCGCTGGCATACCATTCTTCTTTCTTATCGAAGCACTCATCCATAGCAGAAAGGGCATAGCAATTCTTACCTCTAAACTGGCTTCGGTTTCTTCTGTGTGTCACTGTAGTATATCTAGCCATTTTGCACAACTCCTTCGGCTGGCTTAGGGCCAACATAGTAAAGATTCTTTTTAGCCCTTGTAATAGCAACATAGCAGATGTTCATTTCTTCACGCATGTTAATTGCCCTTGGGTGTGGCATTCTTTCAGTAGCAAGAATATACACATTGTCTGCTTCTAGTCCCTTTGCCTTGTGAACAGTAGAGAGCATAATATCTCCCTTACCGTCTTTGTAAGGAAAGACCCTTTCGATTTCAGCAATGAGTTCTCTTACAGTATTCGTCCTATAAACGAATAGACAAATACATTCGTGTCGGTCTTCAAGAGTATTAAGTTGTGCTAACTTCTCTTGTTCCATCAACTTGTTTCGTTGTCTTTCGTATTCTTCGTCTAACTTTTCAGCAAACATTTGAGTTGTCATGTTCATGTCCTTTGTGATTTTCTTCACACTTTGAACAAGTCCCTTCCCTAAGTCACGACCTAGAATATAGGCCGATTTGCCCTTACCAATCAATCGGTAGAAAGCACCGACAAGGGGAGCATTGTACCGGCATAGCACCATATCACCCTTGACAGGTTCAAAGTCAGCATGGGTCATTACATTGCCTTTCTTAGCCCCCTCTACAGCATGGAAGTCTACAACAAATCGGTTGGCTTCTTCGACCACACTAGTTGGACAACGCCATGTTAAAGAAAGGGGATACTTACTTACTGTACGGCCCAGTTGTTTTAGACTGTTTTCAAACAAAGACATAGAAGAAGAGTCTGCTCCTCGGAATCCGTAAATTGCTTGATTTGGGTCGCCAACAATAACGCATCGAGCGTTTTCATCTAGGCATTTTAGTATGAGCATTCGTTGGACTTGATTGAAGTCTTGTGCTTCGTCTACAAAGACAACATCATATTTCTTCAATGGAAGATTCAATGTAATTGGTAGCCAAATCATATCATCGAAATCAATGACATTGGAAGACTTAATCTTCTGCATAATCATTGGTAGATTCTTCAAAGCCATCACCTCATCACTGTCTGTATTAAATTGAATGTGGTGAACATCAATCAATCGCTTAATTGATTTCCTATCAGTGGCTTCTACTAGCCCACCCTTCATCAAACTAATTAGTTTAACTAACGGTAAAGCGTAGTAGTTCTCTCCAATCACTTCACGGATAATATTGGAACTCTTCCACTTATCCATCTTACGGTATCCTAGATTCTCACGAATTGCAGAATTACCCATAGAGTGAAAGGTAGCAGTATAAACATTGTCTGGCAATCTCTTACCTAGTTCAGTAGCAATGGATTTATTGAAGGCAAAGAACGCCATATTACCGGACATTCGATTTGCACCTTCTACGATTGTGAAAGTCTTACCAGTGCCAGCACCAGCGTCAACCATAATGTCTCCACTACCGTTTTGCATTTCATCCCAAATTGCTTCTTGTTGAGCAGTTCCTTGAATCAAGAAACCATCCCCAATGTTTTGTAGACCCATGCTCTAGCCGCATAAATGTCTTCACTAGTAAAGGGTCGGTATGCGTACATTTCCCACTCAAAGTTGACCACTTCGAGAAGATAAGGAGTTTCACGGTTCATTCCTTCTTCGATGATTAGGCTTGCGAGAGTTTTGATATGCTTAGTGACTCTCTTCATTCTTCCTCACCTTTCCAGTACCAAGTCTGTTCTCCAAGTTCATCCATTGTCATTCCCAATTGCTCGGCAATGACATTCATTGGTACACACATGTACCAACCAATGTCTTTACTCATTCCGTTATATCCTTTGTAGTGCTTTCTCATAAATTCAATTATTTTCATTTGTATTCCTCATTTATATTTTGTGTGGCGAGGCCCTTGCGAGTAATGATTGAAGAATCAATCGTTGTCGTTAGGCCCCCTACTCAAGCAGAAGGCCCCGCCGGTTATCTCATCGAGATGCTCTAACACCTGTGATTTATTTAAAAGGGGCCGTCAAACAGTCCTATGTGACTTTGTTTATATTTGAAAATACTAAAATGAAATTAGTGTTTTGAAAATAGCATTTCACACATAGCATTCGACCCTTCAAATCCGTCAACAGCATTCGACCTCCTCGAAATCCCATTATTCTAATTCTAATTTTCGTTTCCAAATCCCAAACGCTATACTGCGCCCAAGTTTCCAACTTTCTAAGTTTCTAACCCCTAGATACTTATAGAGAGTGTGATAGATAGATTCACACTCTCATAGATAGAATAGATATTAGAATAATTAGAATATTAGAATAATGTATAAAAACAGGGTTTTTAACCCTTTCAGGCCACTTTTCGATTCTAATTCAAGTTGGAATCACGCTGGAAAGTTCAAACTTATCATCTATAGTATATGTAATATAAGGCCAATTGAAGTACTCTAGTATTAAATCAATAATTACTTTACTAGTGTTATCACTACCTAAAAAATAGGGTTGAGGCGTGTTTAAATTAGGTCGTGTGCTTTGTTAGAGGCCCTATAACCGAAATGGAGCCGTTAAAGCAGTCGAGGAGTAGAGCAACCGACCAAAGGAAGTGAAAAAACATGCCAAAAACAGCAACAGACACAGAGAAGAAACAGTGGGACGCACAAGCGGAAATTAACCGCTTCGCACCACTTGAAGAAGCCATTGAGAGTCCATCGGAAGATTGGACTTCTCTAACAGAACGAGCACAAGGACAAATCACCGACGCCCTTGAAGGACTCAAAGACGACACACAACAAGACGCTTACCGTAAGGCCGATGCGTCCCACTTGAAGTCTCTCTTGAAGCGATACAACGCCGACCACTTGATGGTTCAGCGCATGCGCTCCAACGACCCCAACCGACAACACTACGACAACATGGTTGAATCCAAAGCAAAGCATTTCATTGCTACCGGCGAAGGTGCTACAAATTTCAACCCAATCCGCAAAACGAAGGGTGGCGATGCCCACCTTTCAATGACCGCCCTTGTCGATTTCGTGTGCGGCAAATGGATTGCCGACTACGACAAAAACACCGACTACAGCCCTGCTGAAGACGACAACGAGGAGGCCACTCAAGACGAGTGAGCCACTCCGGAAGCCCGCCGCTCTACTCCTCGGCCCCCCTTGGGGGGTCGGGGTTTTACACCACGAAAGAACAATTCACAACCATATGGTATTAACTTTGGAGATACCCTTATGAAAATAATAGAGGTGCTAGGGTGTATGACACGATACGACATAACAGCAATGAAGGCAATGACTAAGACTCTAGACGCTATCCTAGAAACAATTTCAATAAATCCTATTCCTAAACGGATTGAGTTGGATGGGAGTAGTGGGGATGGTGGCCCCACTACCCCTCCTTCCCATGACCGAGCATGACAAGAACACCCCCATACGCTGATGTATGGGATTTCCTAGTAGTAGAACTACCACCCAAGAAAAGTACTACTGCTAAAACACTCCCTGCCGACAAGGTTTCTTAAAAAGACCCTAGGGCAGACCTTACAATGGATAGGGGGGGAATGGCGCAGACGAGCGTACGGACTGAAGTAAAAAGATACTGTTGACTGACACAATTCTAGACATGATGTTTTTCAACCTAGCGAATAGACCTTAGTGCCTTGTATCCGAGTCGGCCTCCCCTCCTATCCCTCTAGGGTCTAGCAAAGTACAACCATATGGTATTAACTTTGGAAAGACCCTAATAAAAATAAGGTGGGGGTTTAGGTGTCGCTCAAGACCTTAATGGAGATGATATTATGACCAAAGCAGAAGAAAACGAAAACAAACTAAACCGGTTGTCTACGCACTTAGAACACAACCCTAACCCCGACGCAAAGATACAGAACCGATTGATTAACGCAATTGAAGACGCTGTTGACACAGAAGCAACTGACAAAGAACTCACGATGTACTACACCTATGCACGAAAACAAGCGAAGCGATTTGGCTATGGACAATATCTTTCACAAGGTTCCATTCCTACAGTTCCCGATGAACTAGTGGACGCATATCAATTCATTGATACTGCGGTGGCCATGATTGTTCCCGAAGACCCAACTCATCCAATCTACGATGTACTACGACGAAAGAAAAACAAGGAAGGCATTATTGCTTACACTCCCGAAACTCTACGAAAGACTTTGAGTAGCCAATCCAAGCGATGGCATCTCGAAGCCTACAACAAAGGCTCTTGGGACGGTAGTATTGTAGGTATGCAAGCCTACAGAACAGGTACTACTCTACAGGAGGATGCCTGATTAGGCAAAATAAGGTCTTGAGCGGCCCCCTTATGGGGGTCTGCAAAGCATACCATATGGTTGTGTTCTTTGGAATAACCCTAATTAGTGCAGTGTGGTGGTTTTGGTATGCAAATACCAGCAGGAATAACATGGCATGAAATTGAAGTAAAGGTTCCCAACCTTACCAGCGAAATCCCAACCGTATTGGGATGGATGAGAGATGTATTGAACCGAGTTGGTCCAGTTGGACCCGCTATGATGGGGCCTTACCAAGCATGGATTGAAATGGTTGAAGGAATGGATTTCACTCAAGAAGAATACGAGCAGAAAAGCCGCCGCCTTATGGAAACTCACGCAATCGCAAGGAATGACACTTATGACATGGCTACCCGAACCGTCACCCTCAATGAGTATGGTTTTGATGATGGTAAAGACTACACCGTGTCAAGGAAGGAATCGGACATTAGAATGTTGCTTTACATGTACCACAACAGGCTAAAAGACCTTTGAAATCCCCGCTTATGACCCCCACTCTATCGGTTCCTATCCCCGATAGGGTGGGGCGAGGCACACCACAAAAGAACACCGCCATATGGTTGTGACTTTGCTCTACAACCCTTATAAAAAAAGAGCAGGGCCTAGGTTATGCTAACAGAAAAGCAATTTATAGAATTAATGATGGAACTAAAAGAACAGACTAGGGAGATTATGCAGATTAACAAGCGTTTGATTCATATTCATATTCTATTAGCGAGGGAGGGAGGAGAATGACTACACTAAGAGAATTTGCAGACGAACTAAAATATCTAGGAAGACTAAACAAATTTTCCTTCAAGATGCTTTTATTCCCCGACGCTACAGAAGATTATCTTGACGCTAAGTGGAAGCACTTTCAAGATAGTCCACTCTATTTTCTTTGGACTTGTTCTAGCGATAAGTTGGAATTAATCACAGGTTGGTTTTTGGCTAACGGCTATACAGACATTTTCACTATGGAGGAAGATGAATGAGAAAGATAACAGAAGTAAGCACTAGAGCCTTTTTTACAGACCGCACTATGAAGATAGGAAACACAGAAGTTAGACAAGTTCCTTCGGGACATTTGGTGATAACTGAACTAGTACTTCACGGAAACCGAATCGCTTGGAAGCCTACAGGATGCACTAACAACATTATGATTAGTGCAGGTGGTTGGACTAGCCACACAACAAAGGAACGCCTTAATGGTGTTCTTTGGCGTTCCAATACTAGCGTTAGGTTAGTGCAAAAGAATTGGCTATGGTATTTAGTGAACAACGATACCTTTCAACAGTGGGATGGTACTCCCATTCATTTGAATGATTTTAGTGCCAGCATATGAGGGAGAAGAATGAGATTTAGTGCTGAATGTATTTGTGGTTACCAAACACCACTTGTTGAATGGCAAGAAGACATTGATTGGGATTTACTTTATGCCCATCAAGAGTTTTGTACCGTAATGGAGGAAGAAGAATGAACGAAGAAGAAATGATTGAAGAAGCAACACAACGAGCCTTACTGAATCCAATATCGAATGTCCTTGAGTTCGATGTGGACCTTTACCTTGGCATCATTAGAGGTGAACAAGAATGACTAAAATTTGCGTTGAACATAACGGTGAATTTGACGATAACGACGGCAAGGACATTTGTAAGACTTGCGAAGATTGGTTGAGTGTGCCGGAGAAGTGTGCTATCTGCGAACTTGATGATTATCACGATTCGGAGCAATACATTTGCGATGATTGCCACAACGAACTTGAGGCACTAAAGGCAGACCAATTGGCTTCAGCATGGGACTGAGCCGGAAACAACTCCACATAGAGGAGTATTAAGAAAGATAGAGGGGGGCTTAACGGCCCCTCTCTTCCTTTGCGGGGTAGTCAAAGCATACCATATGGTTGTATAACACTATTTTTACACAACCATATGGCTTTGTTTCAAATTTTTTTTATTATTTTAACAGTAATAGTGCTGTTTTTCCACTATTACTATTAGAATTCCTGTTAAATAGAGTACTATTCGGCGCACTACTAACAGGCTTGCAGTACTGCGTTTTTAGTAGTTGGCACATTACTAAATATGCAAAGTTTAGCGCATTAAACGGTAGCGAAATTACTATTAGTACGATACTCTTAGCCATGAATAGGCAGAAGGGGGGCGAAAACTACCAAGACACTATAGTATTGTGCTAAGGCTTACCTAATTAGTACAGTACTGCGGGGCTATTACTAATGTCCCAAATAGCATTTACAAAAATAGTATTATTCTTATTCTGGGAATACATTTACTATTAAAATAAAATTTTGCGTAGTCCCGAACAAATTCCGCCAAAAATTTTGAGAAATTTTTTTTGGAGAAATTGGCATGACTTGGAAAGATGAATTAAGAAAGATACTTGGCGAAGACCCCGAAGACATGACGAGTTTTATGAATGTCAGTCCTCGGATGAAGAGAGAGGCTGAAGAGAGAAGGGGTTCTAAAGATAGTTTAGAGATGGCTATGAAAGTAGATAAAAAGAACATTGAAGGTTTCATTAAGGCAGTATCGGATTATGCCTACTATGGTAGAGAGTTAGAAAATTCTCTAAAGGAAATGCCCGAACTGGGTCGTAAGTTATTGAAAATAAGCGAAGATGCTTTGGATGAGTTGTATGACTTGGGCGAAGAATGGATTGAAGCAGAAGAACAATTACGGTGATTATTGATGAACAGCAAAGATTTTAGAAATATTCGTGAAGCAAAGAAACTCTTGAAAGAGGCTGAAATAAAGAAAGGTCTAATGACGATGGGACCAATGGATTTTATCACGGCAACACTATTCCATGAATACGACATTACACAAGATGTAATTGAGATGGCAGTAGAAAAAATTCAAGCATTTAACGCCAGTGAAGAACAACTACAAAGCGCAATGGAACTCGCCGGTAAGAAAAGGATTGGGCCTTTGTATGCTTTGCGTTTAATTATGAGTGAAGCAGAACCTGTTTAAAATTAGGTGATTACTATGGAAGCAGAAGTAAAGAGAGTACTGTCCCTCCTAAGAGAAATGGAGAAGACTATGAATTCTGTCAATACTTCCAAACTATCACAAGAAGAAAAGGAAATTGTAGATAGGGAAATTTCCCTATTCAAGAACGCCCTACAAATGATGGGCGGCTCTTTGAAAGTTATTGCTAGGCAGGTTAATATGCCAAACAGCGAATCGTTTTATGCGGAGGTTTGATTATGTCTTGGAGAACTATCCTCAAGAGAGATAAGAATTGGACACCTCATAAGAGGGAAGCACCAAGGCCAATGTCACGGCCAGCAGTAGATACTAGAACTGCTGAACAAAGAACAAGTCAGCGCAGTCAAGAAACAGGTGGAGAAAAAGGTAAGGCAGACCGAAAAAGAACGAGGGAAAATAAAGAGGCAGTACTCAAAGAACTTAAGGCTCTAGAATCTCTTGTTGGAGAAGCACAGTTTCGAGAACAGCAAAAACAAGATGCTGAAGATATAAAGGAACAATATCCCGAAGCCGCTCAAGAGATGATGGAAAATTACGAAGGAGTGACAGAAGAGATGAAAAATGAAATGTCCTCTATTATTTTGAGAATTGATAAATATTTAAACAAGGTGAATTATGTTCCGGCTCTTAGAGAACTTGATAGGGAAATATATTCCATAAGTACGGCAGGGTACTATGTCGATACTCAACTTTCTAAAAGAAACCGAGATAAGTTTCCTATGCTAAGAAAATCTATTTTGAAATTCTTCGGACCTAGAGCATTCCTAGAACACTTCCAAGAAAAACTAGGAGGAGAGATTTATTCTAGCCATACATCTAGTCGGGCAAAGGGTAATCCCGAATTAAAATTAGACTATGGTAAGGATTTCTTGAAAGTTAAATCGCATGGTGGACAATATCATATCAGCAAAAGAAATGCTGTCATTGCATCTAGCCCATCATTAAAAGAATTGGTTCCCATCATTGAAAGAAATTTGAGGTTGTAGTTATGTCTTGGAAAGACACTCTAACACATGAGGGCATTCGCACTAGCATAGTGAAAGCCGTCGCTGACACTTTAGAGAATGTAGATGAAATTGCTTTGGGAGGAATTAAGTCTTCATTGGCACAAAGAGGAATTGGTAGATTCAAAGACGCTACTTTAAGGAAATTCTTGAACAATGCCGATTGGATTAACAAAAGACAACCCTATCTATCTCCTACCTATTACTATTCATTAAAGAGGGATTGAAATGTGGCAAGATATTCTCAAGGAAGTCAAGGTTCTAACTGAATCTGCGGTTTCGGAGAATATGCCAAATTTTAGAACTGCTAGTGATAAAGGCTATCCAACTAAGGTAAGCCCACTAAACCTCGTTAGTGAAGTAAATGATGAGGGTGAAGTTTTGGGCTTTACTTCCTATAAGGACATGGGAGCATTCTTTTTCGTAGGAAACTCCTATGTTAGCCCCAACCACACAGGACAGGGAATTTATGGAAAGTTATTACAAGAGAGGAATAAGCATACTAGAGGTAAGCCTAGAATTACATTATTGAATCCTCTAGATGAAGAGTCTAGGAAAAAGGTAGAAAGGGTGGCGGCTAGGCTAGGGGATAAGGTGACTTCTTATTCTCAAGTACAGGATATAATGAACAAGCCTATGTATGCTGAACTTAGTAAATTGCCGATGTTTAGGTATCCGGTGATTTGAAATGAGTTGGAAAGATACACTAAAGGCATATGACCCCGATAAGATGGATGCCAAGAGAGAAAAAATTCAAAGGCGTAATGAGTACCTAAAAAGGGAAGAAAAGCGTCGGGAAGAATTTCGTCGAGATATGGGTGCAAAGATAGCAAGAAGAGAAGCAGATGCTAACTTAATTCGTGATTTAGAAACTGATAAAACACCTACCAAAAGAAGAAAGAAACCAAAGAAAGGCAGACTACCTCCTAATCCACAAAGAGGTCGAAAGAAATGAGTTGGCAAGATATATTAAAAATAGAACTGAGTCGTAGAGATGCTACAACATATGGCGTGTGGGTTCCTAATAGTCTCGAAGACCCTGCTATGAAAAAGGCTTGGGAAATTTTAAAGAGACCGAATGATTTCCAAAGGTTTCTTGTAGAGGTATTTGGTATTCCAATAGCAGATTCTAAAAAATTATCCCCTTCCAGAAGTTTAACTAATGCTCTTAATAACAAATTAACAGAAGCGATTACTGAAAATCAATTTAAAGCACTTATAGATTTAGCAGAATCAAAACAATATGAAGCATTTATAACAAAATTGGAGCAAATAAATTCAGAATATCTGGAACAAACTAATAAAAGAACATATGAAAGAAGAAAAGAAAGATATGCTAATGACCCCGAATATAGGAAAAGAATATTACAGTATAACAGGGAAGCATTGAAAAGGAAATATGCTAATGACCCCGAATATAGAGAAAACCGGCAAAGGCTGGAAAGGGAAAGAAAAAGAGAAAACCGGAATGACCCCGAATATAGAGAAAGGAAAAATCAGCGAAGCAGAGAAAGGTATGCTGAAAGAAAAAAAGGGCCAGTTAGAGAATATAGGCGTAAAAAGGAAGAGAATTCTAAGGAAGATGTTAATAGTGAAAACCTTGAGAGAATGGCAGGAGCCGTGACTACTACTGCTCCAGCACATGCTAAATTATTCAAACCTACTTATGGCAGAAGAAAGAAAAGGAAGGATGAGTAATGCCTAAAGATGTGAATAAGAATACTGCCAGCATCGGTGACGCTGTTATCGAAACCGTTGGTGGAGTTATCAAATTCAAGAAAGATTTTGAGGATTGGGAGAAAAAATGCAGAGGTGCAAACTCCGGCATGAAGAAAGGTTCTTTACTGTACGCAGTTGAAAACCATGTCACTAGTCCTAGAAAGGGTTCTCCTAATGATGGAAATTCCGGCGCACATACCATGCTTAGAAGAATTAGGAAGATGTTAGTTGACAGGGCTAACGGAATTTTCTTTGAAGAGGATGCTGAAACTCTAGAAGCAATTGTTAATGACCTCGAAGGGCTAAAAGACGATGCTAGTTTGAATCCTCAAAATATCGTATTCTCAATTCCTAAGAAGTATAACCGACAGACAGGGGCTTACGCTAGAGGTGTAGAAATGGAGAAAGTCTATGGACACTACCTTTCTACATTCTACGCTAAGAAACACGGTACTGCCGATAGACAAAAAGATGGGTGGGTTAGTGATAAAGTAAATACCGCTACTCCGCCAATTTACCAAGCCCTTTATGGAGGAGATTTAGTTCCTGTTGGATTGGTTGATGTTTTGAATAAAGCAATTGAAGATATTGACGACCAAAACTACATCGCTACGATTACAACTTCTAAACCTGCCGCAACTCTCCAAACCATTCCCGATTTTAAAAAGAGATTGGGTCGTGCTATTTCTACTTCAAGAACAGAAGAAGGAGTAAGTACAGGGAGAGTTATGAGGCTACTGTCCGGTAAATCATTCAAGGTTCCACCTACAGGTAAGGCACAAAAGATGCTATCTAGATACATGAAAGTTCCCGACTTGGGAGGAACTATTACTGAATTCACAATCGAGTTGACTCCGGCTAAGACTCGTAAATTGATTAAAGATTACATGAAGTCGAACATGAGAGTAAAGGTTAGTCCAGTTATTAAAAGTTGGAAGGAAGTGTTGCTATGAGTTGGAAACATATATTGAAAAGAGTTGATTATAACGATTTAGATGATAAATCTAAACAGGAAATAAAATATTCCTTGATAGGAAGAGATTATCTTGAACCTACCCTAAATGACTTTTTTGGGGATTTCCCTATTTATGATGAATCAGCCACTAGTTCGATAAAAGAATTGGATATGGGGTTCCCCGACTATTTTGAATTATTTGCCATTGGAAGTATGCAACTAGATGAAATGTTTTTAATTACAAATGTTGATGTTTTTATTAGAAATAAAAGGAATAAAAAAGAAAGTTATTATTTTGGAGGTTTTAGAGGAGATGAGTCTGTGAAAGATGTACTCGAAATAACAGGGGATTTAGATATTCAAACAATAGAAGAACAAATGTTAGTGCCCGATTTTGAGCATGAAAAAATAAGTAGAATGTTTGAGGGAGCCGACTATAATAAACTAGTTGGCTATCTAAAAGAAACTAACAAATGGGAAGAGATTAGCCACATCGAAGATAAAATGATGAAACTTCCCAAAGTCAGTCACAGTAAAGAAGTTGATAACTGGCTAGAAGATGCAGAAGATTATGCTAGTCAAAATTTTGAACAGTCTTATTCTAGAGATGATGAATCGTCTATAGGAACGGCTCAAGAGTTTTACAAACTTCTAGAATACTTGAGAACAAATAAGGAAACTTCATGGAATGAAGGTGATTTGAAAAGAAAATTCCCTACTGCTATGTTGATTGTTTCGGAAACTTTAGGTGGACTACCATAAGGTGATTATTATGAATTGGAAAAAAATATTAAAGAACGATTTAGAAAGCGATTTAAAAGAAGATTTACTAGAGATGATTGCCACCGAATTAGAAAGATTCGGTGAAGATAAAATGCGAGAAGATTATGAAGATGGTTATTTTGAATCTGGAGTAGTTGAAACCATAATTGATTTTCAAGACATGTATGAAGGCGAGGAAGATTTAACAGAAGAAGAAATTTTTGAGATGGATGAAGGGTACTATACTATAGAATTCAAAGACGATGCTGGAGATTTTGCCTTAGCAGAATACACATACAATGATGGGTATAAAGTTGTTGAAAATGATTTAGACAAAAAACATAGCCTTGAAATGTTGAGAAGAATACAGAAAGGACTAAAATATCTTTGAGGAATTATTATGAGAAGAAAGAGTTGTGCCTTTTGTCAACACAGTGATGTTGATTCTATGGAGGCCGATTTAGAATCTCTTACTATTACTCCCGATGAATTAGATGAAAAGATGAACTGGAGAAGCGGTACTTCCGCACAGCATCAAAGGAATCACATGGGAGAATATGTGCAAAGTAGTAATCCAAAGTGTGCCATTTGTGTAGACCCAATGAGGTCGGAATACGAGAGACAATTACATGAGGGTCTTATCACAGCCGAGGAGGTCAGTGTAGGGCTTGGAATTTCTAAGGCTCAAGTCCATCGCCATGTTAAGCACCATTTACAGCCCGTTGTTCAAAAGTCTGCGGCGGCTATTATTGCCAAGAAGGATTTGAATGAGGTGGATATGCTATCAAATAACATTCAATTGCTCGATGATAAAATCACCGAGATAGCATCTAGAGATGATTTAGATGCTAAGGAATTAGACGCTCTAGTGAAGTTGGCTAGAGAAGTTCGTGAGTCTTTGAAATACATGATGGAGTTCAAAGGAAAACTTGTCCACAAGCGACAAGATACAATTATTGTTGCACAGATGCAAGTTGTTCAAGAAGTGCTAGCACAGAACAATCCTGAGATTTGGCTTGATATTAAACAGAAGATGCAGGAGAGATTACAATGAGTTGGAAAACCATATTGAAAAGTGCTTGGTATGTTAGGGACGGGGATGCTCCTTTGCACGCCCATGTTCATGAACTACTTTTCTTTATGACTTACAATGAAGACCCTAAATTAAAACAAGCAGGTGAGGCTCTATTGAATAAATTTGATGAATACTACGAAAGGGTGGAGGATAAGGATAAGTTAAGTGACCTTTACTCTCCTGAATTTTTTAGTTTTCAAAACAATTTGAAGAAACTCGCAAAGGCTGTGACTTCAAAGATGGGATTAAGAGAACAGTATTTACATTTGATTGAAACAAAGAGATTGATGTAGGAGAAATTACAATGAGTTGGAAAAGTGTTCTCAAAAGACAAACCAAACTCCCCAAAAAACTTACAGAAGGTGCCACCGTATCTACAATTCCAGCAGAAGAATGGGGAAATGAACCCAAGAAAACTCCGCCGCCGAAGGAAGATACTTCAACAAGGCAGACAAAGTTAGATTGACAGTTCATTTATTATAGAGTGGACTATTGCCTTTATTCGGGGAAACGATATGACAATAAGGAAAGCACCTAGAAGCGAAAACATCTCCGGTGTTCCTTATACTCCTCGTACACTATTTAGAACCTTAGCAAGAGAAGGTGGAGAGGAGCCTTTGATTGCTCATCTACAACAAAAGGGACAAAGAGGCCCTAGTGGAGATGCTGGTAAAATAATGGATGCTTTGAAAACCATTACAATTAGTGGTGGGGTTCGTTCATCTGTTAGTGATGCTCTCAAAAATCAAGAAGAATTTACTAGCGTCATTGAACCCCTCGCTGAAAAACTAGGAATGAAGCCTACCAAACTAAGGAGAATTTTGACTCCAAAAATAGCCATGCTATTTCAAGCACAACCGAAGGCTGAAAGCAATGCTGAGTTCTTCAAAAGAATTACCAATGAGGGTCTTAATGAAGAAGACATAGACAAGTTAATGACTTATGTTTTGAATGATGATGCCCAAAACCTATCAAGAGAACTAGGCAAGGCAAAAATAGACAAGTATGCTTTGTTTGATTCTGTCGAAGACTACTACGGGAATCCTAGTAGACATAAACCACAGAGCGATGAAGAGTTTCAATCCTCGGCTCAAGTTAGTTGGGGGAGATATACAGCATCTTACGGCACTGGCCAAGAAACTCCTGAAGGTAGGCCAACAGGCTCAGGTAAGAAAACCGGATTTATTTTACTAGAAGAGATAGACGACGATGATAGTGTCAAGGAAAGAGAGGCTCAAGTTAGAGAGGCTATAGAAGAGGAAGAAGACTTGACACAATTCGACAGAGTAGTTTATGAGTTTGAATATCCTCCCTTCTATGAAAAACTATTTGGAAAGAGTGATTTGAAGATAGTTATAGAGGGTAGTGATTTGCGACCTAAAGATACATTAGAGGCTAATGATGTAGCCGCATACCTAAATGCAATAGGTAGGATGAAAAAGAAATCCTTACTTTTGCCAAAATTAGGACCGCACAATGTTGCTTCTTCATTTTTTAGCAAAGCCACTGTTAATCCTGTTTTGTTAAAACTTTTAATGACAGGTGGAGATGAAGTCCTTGAATCTACTCTTGCCTCTGTTAGAGAAGAATCATACATATCCAATGAAGACATTGAAGAAGCCTTTGGTGGAGATAGGGGCGATTTTTTCTATCTAAGAAGGGATATGTGGGGAGTTATCGAGCCTTTATTAGAAGGGAAATCACCCAAATGGTTGAAAAAACTAGAAGAAATTGATAGAGAAGAGTTGGAAGATGAAATCAAAGAGTTGCCTTCTGATTATGCAAACGAAATTACCACTGAATCCGGAATTACTAAAATGCCTAAAAATGAATTCACGGATAAAATCGAAGAACTAATGTCAACTATTGAATCTTTAACAGGGATACCTTCTTCAATTCCAATCAAAAATCCCGAAGTTTCCTTTGCTCTAGACGACCCAACAGATAGGCAAATCTTTTCTTTATTCGCTGATAAAATTGATAGAGCCAAGGAGGGCGAAACGAGAGGAGTCTTTGAATTCGATGAATATGCTATGGATATGGCATACAAAGCCCGACTACAGCCTATCGAAGGTTTGAGCGTCTTAACCAATTTCAGTTATCTACTAGATGATACTATGGAATCTATCACTGTTGACTTGGATAAGACAATAGATGAATACCTAACAAACGCAGACAAACAATTACTAACAAAAATAGAATCCGATATTGGAAAATTCAAAAACAGTTTGTCTAGTTCTTTAGATGGAGTTCTTTCTGTTATGATAGAAGGAGTTCGAGATAAATTACAAGACATTGCTACGAGGCGTAGGTTCTATGTTAATGAAGTTGGAGAAGAACTTTACGAGGCATTGCAGAATAACGATTTACTGGAGGGAGTTGAATGAGTTTTAAATTAGAACTAGAGAAGAGAGTGGCTTCCCAAGAAAAGACCATATTTCAAAAGGCTAAGTTAATCGAAGATAGAGGGAAGTCTCCTTTTCCTACTATGAAGAGAACCATTACTAAAATTGGAGAAGACTTGGCCACTGAATTTAGAGAGAATGACAAACCAGTAGGGGCGACTGAAAAAAAGACCGCTATCAAAGAAGTCAACCTAGCCACTAAAAGGAAGTACAGGGATTTGGTTAGGGATAGGGCCGATGAATTAACTCCGGATTATGTTGAAGAAGATGGAAAGAAAGTAATTGAAGATGGAGAAGTTAGAGAGTTGGATGAAGCCCTATTCCAAAATAAAATTCTATCGAAGGTATTTTCCGGAATCACCATTAAAGGAAAAAACATTACTGTTGAAGTATTGAATCAAACTTTCTCCAACAAAGATATTATTGTCAAGAAGCCTTTTACACGACAGAAACCAAACAAGTCTTCGGATAGAATTAGAGCAAGAATTGATTCTCTAGACGAGGACGATACTGAACTTTTGAGTAAGTTAATGCCGGAAGTAGAAAAAGTGTTGGAAGGAATAGACGCTTACTACAGCGAAGTACTGGAATCACAATTTGATGAAGAAGGTGAGCGTATTGTTGTAGACATTAGAGATGATGTGCTATCTTTTATTGGAAATGAACCTTACATTAGTAAGAGCAAAAGAATTTCTATTTATTCTGCATGGAAAGAGGTAGCCCCTAAACACGCTGATGTGTATAAGTCGGTTGAATCTCTAATTACCTCTCTAAAATCCGGAGGAATGGAAGAGTACGGGGCTAAATTAAATACTGCTAATGAATTGTTTAAGGCAAATGGTCAGTATGTGGTGAAATTAGGTAAGGCTACAGTTCAACAACAAGGAGCGGATGATGCTGTCTTTAGTTTATTCGAGGGTCTAGGCAAGGCAAGTATAGAAATTGAAGGAGATAGTGGAAAAAGCGGAAGTGAAGTTGCAGAACAATTAGAAGAGGATGTACTTGACAACATTAGGGAGGATGCAACAGAATTTTCTAATCTAATAACGACTGAAATAGACCCGCTTGGCTACAGTTATTTATCTAAGTACACCTATGGTATTCTAACCGATTCTACAGAACTAAACAAAATAAAAGAAGCGGCAGACACCATGAAAATTATTTATCTCATAGAGTCTAGAGCCGAAATAGAAAGGTTGGATAAAGCCATAGAAAGAATGGGACAAATACAGCCTGTTTCCGGTTCTTCTTTTTATTTGCCAGCGCAGATATTAGATAGCGCAGACCTCGCTAGAAAGTTTGGTGCGGGTATTCGCCCAATTAAAATAAGTGGGGCTATACAATCTCTTCTTATGACTCTAGAAGAAATAACAATGCAACAAAAAATGTCTACTGGCGGAACTGTAGTTGGGCCTAGAGGGGGTCAAGGCGGAAAGGGAGATGGTAGAGGAGGTGACTCATATGTTTCTGCATATCCTTCTGCTAAGGGTATTCCTAGAGAATTAGGTAAAGAAGCGCAGAAGAAACTAGATAGCGTTCTTGAGGCTCTAGACGACTATTTGTATAAGCCGCTTTTGAATCCGGCTATGACTTTAGATTTAGACTTTAGAATAAAAAATACTACTGCCTTTAAATCTATTAAGACTTTGAGTTCTAGTGATTTTGCTAAAGTCTATACAAAATTAGTGAAGAGGTCTAACACTAGAAGAGGCCGACTACTAAGAGATGTAGACTTGAAAAACATTCAAACATTTTTGAAATCAATCAATACTCCTAACATAGAACACGAAGAAGTTTTCAACGCCGCTAGATTACTAGCATCTTCTCTCAAAAGAATCTTTAGAGATAAGGATATAATTAAACAATACAATGAAGAGATGGCTCAGTTTCTTGGCAGAATCAACCTTAGAGGTCAAAATCCTCAACAAGGACTCCGCTTTGCAGGTGTGCCTTATCCGGAATTTGATGATGTAACTAGGGTCAGTAGAGAAAGAATAGAAGCCACTTCATTGACAGTAATGGCAGCATTAAAAGAATTTTTATTAGACAAAGGAAACACTCAGCAGATAAGTTCCAAGGGTTCCGGTAGAGCCAGAAATATTAAGCAAATACTGAATGAATTGAGAAAGTCGGAAATAGAAGAGAAGATTTTAGAGATACACGATTCTCTTAGAATACTCAAAGGGTTGCCTATCTATTATGGACAAGGTTCCCTTTCCTCTATTGATGATATGGACTCAATTATTACCTCCTCTAGAGAAAGATTCAACTTAGATTTAACCTCGATGGATATTGTAAAGATGGTTGAAGAGGTAGACTCCTTCTCTAATATTTCATCTAATGTTGGCGTTTCCGAAGAAGTAGTTTATTTCGTCAAGGCTAATTTTAGGTGATTGACATGAGTTGGAAAAACATATTGAAAAACACGCAACCTCAAGAAGTAGGGGTTTGGTATAGTCCTCAAGGATGGACTAATACAAACAGTGGCGACCTTGAATATGTTTGGAATATGGCTCGCAAATCAAAACTAATGCAAAAACCGGAATCTAAAGAAACTGATTGGTATGATGTTGGGATTAAATTTTTAGGTAAAACTATTCTTTTTAAGAACGAATACCAAGACAATAACCATAAACAACAGGCTAGAGGAATGGCCGGAAAGTTCGGATTAGTAGGAAATTATGATAAAGAACATGAAACTCTATTAGATTCTATTATGAGGATTGTTGATAACGCTGGAATGGAAAGCGTAGAATTTGCTAATTCTTATTTTGATATAAACGCCGCACAAAACTACCTAAATAGATTAAAACAACAAGTGCAAAAGCCACAACCCAAAAAAGGAATGTTTGGTAGATTTAGGCGGTGATTGACATGAGTTGGAAAGGGATATTAAAGTTTGAAACCAAAGAAACCCTATTAGAAAGATACGAGGATTTAGAAAACAAAATCCGACAAGGACATAATCAATATGGCGGTCATTGGGAGTCGTTTGCAGGTAGGTTATCGGATATTAAAAGAGTACTTGAAGAAGAAAACTACGAAGAAGACATTGAATTTTTTATTCTTAGGCAAATTACCAAGATGGAAGATTATATGGACGATTGGCCATTCGATGAGATTTTTGATACTAGACAGGCTTTGTCGAATTTTTATGTTGCTTTTAAAAGAAAGGTCGATTTCATAAAAGAACAAGAATAGTAGAAGAAGGGGTGAACGATATGTCTGACATTGCAGGGTTAAACTTAGAACGGCAAATGGACTTAGAACTATCTAAGAATTCATTTCCTTATTTCTTTGAAAATGTTCTAGGTTGGGATTTCGCAAGCCATCAACAAGAATGGCTTGAGTTAATGGGACAAACCCAAAGAACAGTAATTATTTGTAGTCGGGGTCACGGAAAGTCTGTCTTCATGCACTCATGGGTTGTTTGGAATTTAATATTTCAACCTCCTCCATACCAAATGCTCTACATTTCCTCTAACCAAAAGCAGACTATGGTTCACATGAGGGACATTGATAAGGTATTCAATAACCCTACAATTAAACATTTCAAACCTGCTAAGGGTTGGGCTATTGGAAACATTACCCTCACCAATGGAAATCAAATTCTTGAGCGTTCGGTTGGTTCACAGATTCGTGGTCTTCACCCTCAAGAGATTATTATTGACGACCCTTTGAAGGAGTTTAGTTTGACTGCAATTCAAAAAGTCACTGATTGGTTTTATGGTGACATGATACCAACTTTACACCACTCCGCTTCCCTTAGAGTCATTGGAACTCCGTTCAGTTATACAGATATTTACACTCAACTAGAGGAGAACGAAGCATATACCGTTAGAAAGTATCCTTGCTTTAACGCTCTTAATGAACCTCTTTGGCCTAATCGTTGGGACTATGATGCTCTCATGGCTAGAAAGGCAGAAATAGGCTCTCTTAAATTTACAAGAGAGTATCTTTGTGTTCCTGTATCTACAGGTACTTCTCTATTCAATCCCGAATATTTAGAGCGAGCCAAGAATAAAAACTTGGTATTGAAACCTACTCGTAGAGAGGGCTACAAGTACTATGTTGGTATTGACCCTGCTATTTCTACAGATGGTGACTACAATGTAATCACAGTATTGGAAGTAGATGAGAATGATAACAAAAATGTCGTTTATATTGATAGGGCTAAGAATGTAGAATTTAGAGAAAATTTACAGAAGGTTAGGCTAATAGGAAAAATATTCCAACCCGAAGTAATCTTATTTGAAACAAATGTATTCGCTAAATCCTTTACTCAAGAACTTAGAAATATTTCCGATTTGAATGTTCACGATTTTAATACTACAAGGAAAAAGAAACAGGACATTATTTTGAATCTACAGATGAATTTTGAGAATGAGAAGATACACCTACCTTATGCTAATGAAGAAAGTAGAAGAGTCACTTCTGCTCTAATAGAAGAACTCTCTATGTTTTCTATTACTTCTAAGGGCAAATTTGAGGGAGTTGGGGCGCACGACGATATGGTAATGAGTTTAGCATTGGCTAATGCCGCTACTAAGACCATCAGTGAAAACTTCTTATTGTTAGATGATTTGGGGATATTTGATGCGCCTATAAATAATAGGGGCATGGGTATAATGGGACTGAACTTTTGAGGGAAAATTATGCCAACGCCAGATGAATTAAGAGAGGCTAGCACTAGATTAGAACAGGTCGCCGCTTTAGAAGAAGAGGCAGAGAATGACTTGGAAGATGCTAAGAGTCTATTAGATGATAAAATCGCTCTCAGTTTATCGAATGAACTTTCTATTGTTTCCGAACATGAACTAGTTTCTAAAATTTCTACAGAATTTAAACTCAATGCTTCTCAAGCAAAAAGACACATTGAATCTTTCCCTAAGAAGCAGATGTATTATGGCGAAGAAGTTCCTAATGTTGTCAAGGCTCTAAGAAAAGAGCGCAGAAGTCTAAAAGGAGAATCAAGAGATAGAATGACTAAGAGCATTGATGCTATTATTGATGGCTACTCCGAACACATTACAAAGTGCGTCAAGAGTATTTATTGGCTTACTCCATACAGAGAGCCATTTATGAAAATGAAGTTTGATGAGAATGACCTTCTAAAATTACACAGCATGAAAGAAGCATCTCAAAGAAGGAGAGTTATTGACTCAATATGCAAGTATTGGGAAGCAGAATTAGATTTGAAAGACACTAGTTATGGAAAACAATACTCACTATTATCGAAAGAAATGAATTTGGCTAAGAGAGAGTTTAGGAAACATATCAAGGACATATCATCTTCTTCTCTAAAGAAATCAATCAAGGAAGAAACTAGAGAGTATATCGTGAAGCAAGTCAAAGACAATCAAGGAATATCAGCGAGAGAACTACATGATAGGATGCCTTCTAAATTATACGACAGGAATTCATGGCACTCTATTTCTAAGATGGCTAAGTCTTTAGAAGTCACTTCTGTTTCGGGAAGATACTTCACCTTAGATTCGGAAATAAAGAAGAATGTTTGGGCTTATACTGCCGCTTTTATTGATTCGGACGGCTATATTACTATGGATAGGAATCACAACCCTAGAGTTGGTCTAGTAGCCACAGGAGATAGAGGCAAGGCATTTATGACTGAAATACACAAGGCTTTGGGAGGTATTGGTAAATTACACTTAGACCAAAAATCTCCACAAGACACACGGCCAGTGAATCGTCTAAATTTCTATTCTCAAAGTGATGTGACAGAACTATTAACTAAGTGTCTGCCTCACTTTAGAATGAAGAAAGGTAATGCTAATCTTTTATTGGAACTTATTAGAATGAAGAAATCTTACAAGAAGGCGGAATGGTACAAAAGCCGTTGTGATGAGATTTTCAAGTTAATGAAATGGGAGAATCACAAAGACCATGTAGGTTTTGATTTTGCTAAAGAAGGTATTTATGTAGACGATATTTCAAAATACCAAGATAATTGTAAAATGTCTGTTATGGATGAAATGGAAAACATTGGCGGAATGATTGCTAAGAAAGAATTTGGAGATACTTCATTCAAAGCCTACTATAGAAAAGTAAAAGAAATACTAAGAAAGACAGTTATAGATAAAGATGATGAAGATGTTATCATGTCTTTCTTAGATGCTGGTATGAAAGATGAAGAAAGTAGCGAAGATGAAATGACAATGATTAGTGCTGGTTTTGCTAAAAATAAAATTGAAGAAGTTTTGTCCAAATATGGTAAAAGTCAAAAGCAACTATTTACAGAGGAAAATCGTTAGGTGTTTTATTTGAAATATTGTGGTCAATGTTATACTTGTGATGTTATAGATTTAAGACCATTTGGATACTGCAAAAAATGTTGGGAGGTGAAAGGAAATGACTTGGCAAGAGATTCTAAAAGTTAAGGCCACTGCCACCCATAATAGTAAAGGCGAGCCTAAAGATAGGTGCGCTAAACTAGCAGATAAAAAATACGGAATGAAAAGTTCAGCCTACAAATCCGGCTTTATGGTTCAATGTAGAAAGGGAACTAAAGGAAAAGTCAAGAAAGGTGGAGATAATTTCAAAGCAGAAAAAGAATCAGGATTACATGGCTGGTTCAACAGAAGAGGAGGAAGTGGTAAAGCAAAGGGTTGGGTTTCTTGTCAATCATGTGAAGATGATAAAAAGGGAACAAAACCTTGTGGTCGTAAAGACGCTTCTAAAGGAACTAAACAAAGATGTAGGCCAACCTGTGCCGCATGTAAAACATACAAAAGGAGAAGAGGGGCATGAGTTGGAAGGACATAGTAAAGGCACACTGCGGAACAGAAAAGATGGGTAAGCCATGCAACTGTGAAGAATGTGTAAATAAGAAATTGACACCTAAACAAAGTAAGCACTTAGATAGAAATAAAGATGGCAAAATCAGCCGTGAAGATTTTGATTTGTTGAATAAAGGAGAATTAGCAAAGGTGGAGAAATTGATTCTCGCTGAAATTAAGAAAGAAGGTGGTGCTTTAGGTATGAAAAATCTAAAGAGTATTGCTGACACTAAAACTCTAAAAAGAGCCATAGATGGCCTCGTTAGAAGAAAGAAAATTTACATTCACACTGATGGAGATATTTACACTCACAAACCAAGTAGTAAAAGAAGGGGGCCATTTACAGCATGAGTTGGACTAATATTTTGAAAAAAACTGACTATAATGATTTAGATGATAAATCTAAACAGGAGATAAACAAGGCTTTGCTAGGAAAGGGCTTTCTTAAACCTAGCCTACTGTATTTTTCTCATTTCCCGCACAATGGGGATTTTTATTTATTTGAGGAAAAAGCAGACAGCCATATTCCAATAGAAAAGTTTGATATGGGTTTTCCTAAAGACTTTGAATTAAGTGCTTCGGGAGAAATAGAAATATATAACGGCAATGTATTTACAGATGTTAGTATCTATATTCGACACAGAAATATGGATTACGAAGACAGGTATTATATTGGGAATTTTAAAGGAAAGAAAACTATATCTAAAGATGTTGAGAAGGATATAATCGAATCAAGAGATTTGCGTAAATTAAAAGAGTATCTTCCGGAATTCAATCCTGAACAAGAAAGGTATTTATTTGCACAAGCAGACTACAACAAATTAGTTTCTTACCTAAAAGAAACCAAAAAATGGGAAGAGATTAGCGATACACTTTAAGGTGATATTATGGATTGGACTATTATTCTAAAAAAACTAGAATGCCCTTTGGCTACTCAAGATTTGAAACTCAATACTAAGAATAGAGATAGGGCAGTAAAAGAAAAGCATATTCAATACGGTCCTCTCAATCTAAGCGACGAAAAGTATTGGGAAGAATATGCTAAGAAGTGGAATACTACTGCTGATGTTGCTAAGGAATCTAATTGCAGTAATTGTATTGCGTTTGACATATCTCCAAGAATGGACGAATGTATGCCACTAAACACAGATGAAGATGGTCGATTAGGCTACTGTTGGATGCACGATTTCAAATGTCATTCTGCAAGAACTTGCTACACTTGGGCTAAAGGTGGCCCAATTGATGATGATAAGACTTCTAAAGAAAACCAATTGAGGAAAGAAAAATGAGTTGGGAAGAAGTAATTAAGCGGGGGGGCGCAAGGAAAATCGACTACGGCTTTCTAAACAGGGTTGCTATTCAAGAAGCCCAACGATTAAAAGGGAAAGTCCTAAATCCAAATGAATTCCATACATTCATAGAAGATGTAAGAGACAGGTATGCTAAACTACATAAAAATATTAAATCAGATAGGATAAGAAATTATATCATAAATCATTTGAAGAAAAGAAATCTGTTAGGAACTAAACGAAAAAAGCAAAGAATTGTTATTGATGGTAAATTTATTGGGTATAAACCAGTGACTATTTATGAGTTTTTGTGAGGAATTGTTATGAGTTGGGAAGAAGTACTAAAAAACGACAATGAAGAAACAGTCCCGCATAAGGGAATACCAACAAATAGAGATGAGTTTTATCGCTCTACCTTTTTGAATCAAGCCGAGTACCATGAAAAGGAATTAAAAAGAGTCAAAGAATTTGACTATAAAATTAGGGTGTATTATTATGACAGAACGGGTAGGCGATTGCAGACCTATGGGGGAGGTCAAAAAAGAAAAATATGGGGACCTTATGTTCGATTTCACAAGGCCATGATGGATAGGGCTATGGTAAGTCATAGAGATAGGCGAAAAAGCAAGAAGCCTTACTATAATATGAATGACATGCCCGATGGCGGTAAGAAATTCGAGAGTGAAAGGTACGATAATCTTCCAGATTATAGTGAAGAGATTTGAGGGATATGCTATGAGTTGGGAAGAAGTACTAAAGAAAGACAAAAAGGATATGAGAGTAGGCCGTGTTTATCGTTCCGATAGAAAAGGTAAGAAAATTATGATGCTTACTCACGAAGGTAAAAAGATTCATGCAGGTGCTAAAGGATATGGCAACTACAAACGCAAGGGAAAAAATCGTGGTGGAGGGACTCATAAAGACCCCGCCCGTAGGAAAAATTTCCGAGCAAGGCATAATTGCGACCAATGTAAAGGAAGAATTACTACTCCAAAATGTCTAGCCTGTAAGAAATTATGGTGAGATACGGTTATTAAATAGGCCGATAAACAAAAGGTGAGAGGGAGTTCATATGGCGGAAAAGCGACGGTTTGGCATCAGTGGATTGTTTAGAAGGTCTACACCTAAGCCAGCAGACCGCAGGGTGTATAACATTGGGATACAGGAAAGAGAGCAGTCGTACATGATGACGGCTCCAATGGTCTACAACATAACTCAACAATCTGTTATTGTCCGTACTTGTATAACTCAATTGAAGCAAGAAATTTTCCGAAGAGGATACATTTGGGAGAAGGCTTACGAGGCTCGATGTAATGCTTGTCAAAAGACTCATCAAAGACCTGTCAGTGAATGTGCTAGATGTGGCTCTACTGATTTAGTGAAGCCAGACCCTAAGCAATTGGAATATGCTGAGAAATTTATTGAAGGATATATTAACAAGTCCGAGCAACTCTTTATTGATGTTTTAAAAGAATTAGAAGACGACCTAAATATCATGGATGATGCCTACATTGTTCTTGTGAAAGAATATTACTTGGATGGCAATGGTAAGATTAGGATGCACAGAATCAAAGAACTATTCCGAGGCGACCCAGTGACTATGGCAATTTACGCTGATGAGTTGGGAGTTAGAGGAAATAAAGGATTTACTTGTATCAACCACAGGCAATTTGTAGCACAAGAGCCGCACGAACTATGTAGCGAATGTGGTAGCAACTTGCATCCGATACACTATGTCAACCGAGCAAACGGAGAGGAACAATTCTACATAAAAGGAGAAATACTTCACTTTAGTAAATACAGTCCTAGTAGACTATACGGCCACTCTCCGGTTATGACACTATTTAATCACATAATGACTCTTATTGCTATGGAAAATTATGTCAATTCTTCTTACACTAAGAGCAGAATGCCTAGAGGTTTGTTAGCAGTACAGACTAGAAACATGGACTCTATGGCCGCATTTTGGAGAGGAGTCAAAGAAAGAATGGAACAAGACCCTCACTATATTCCAGTTATGGGAATCGAAGCCGACAATGGTAAGGGTTCAGTTGAGTGGATTAAGTTCATGGACAGCCTCAAAGAAATGGAATATGTTTCTGTTAAGGATGATTTGAGAGATAGAATTTCTGCTTTCTATGGAGTTAGTAAGGTCTTCATGGCAGACAATACTACGAGTGGAGGACTTAACAATGAGGGTATGCAAATACTTGTGACAAATCGTGCTGTTCAAATGGCACAGAATGTCTACAATAATTATGTCTTCCCGTTCCTAACAAAACAATTTGGTATTACTGATTGGAATTTGAAACTGCCTCCTTCGGAAGAAGAAGATGAAATTGCTGGACTTAGACGAAGAGAATTAGAAGTCAATATTGCGGCTTCTGTTAAGAACTTAGGATTTGAAGTAGAAATGGATGAGGATGGAAACTTTACTTTCAATAAACCGGAGCCTAAAGAGGAACCTCCTCAAGAAGGAGAAGAGGCTAAGTCACAATCCGGTGTAGATGGATTAGTAGGTTCTAACTTCGACCAAAGAGATATTGATGAGATGAATAGAGAAATGTTAGAGGGAGGAGGTAAGCCTCAAGAGAATCCCGCTACCACAAGAAATAAACCATCCATGAGCGTAGGCCCCGATAAGCGCATGACGGGATTGCCTACTGATGCTGGCAATCAAAATGTCGATAGAAGAAGCGAAAGGAGAATACCATAATGAAAGAAGACATTGCACAAAAAGAAAGAAGATTGGCAAAGGAACTAGCACAAGTTCGTTCCCAAAGGGCCGCAGACGATAGAACTACTAAGAAATCTAGAGACTATTCTGTAGGGGGACTACCACCCGATACTACTCATCGCCCTACTAGAAGTAGTGCAGATACTCCCGATGTAGTTCAACTACCTGCTAAGAAAAGAAGAAGGACAGAAAACAAGTGGTGATTTCTTTGCTTCTTTTGAAAGTAGACCTTACTGAATCTGAAAAAAAGAGATTCGAGGAACTAGTAAAAAGAGACATAAAAGCGGCTGAGGCCCTCTCTAAGAATTTTATTTTTGAAATTAAAGAAGTTAAGAAACCATATTCACATTCTATATTGGTCAAACCCAATGACTATGCAAAGCAAGAAGACATTCTTGTGAATGATTTGAGAGACACTCTTAGTGAAAATAATTTGGATTTGGATAAGGAATATTTTAATGCGTTAAATGAAGTTGAAGATACTGATTCTGAAATTTCTTTTCTACTTAGAAAATATACCAAGACTCTAGATGAGGAAGGTAAGAAAGAAGCCAAGATGCTATTTACACAAAAGGATGGAATAGAAGATTTGAGCAAGGACTTGAAAACACAAGTAAAGGAACTCAATAAGGTAATAGAGAAAAATCTTGAGATTAGACTTGATGCTTACATTAAACTAATGGAAGAAGAATTAGCCGCCGTTAAAGTAAAAGATAAAAAGGACTTTTCCTCTTTTTCGGAAAAAGAAATCTTACAACCGGAAAAAAAAGATTCTATTCTAAATGCTTACTACAGTAAGAAAAAGAAGAGTATAGAAAATACAATGAAAACTATAGAAAAGTTGATTAAAAGACTAAAAGAAAAGGAAGGCTCTCCTAGGAGTTCTTTGCTCGACAATTTTAGAAACATTACTGATTATCTTGATAATCCTAGAGAGATTAGACCTGTCGGCACTACGGAAGTAGATGGAAAAGAAATACCTAACATAGATACGGCTTTTGATAGACATAAAAAAGTTCTTACTAGCCTACTAAAAAATATGCTGACGCTTGTGGGTTCTTACGAGGACGAAGGAGACTTAGAAGACCGAATCAATGCGCTACAAGAATTGTTAGGCGAAGGTGAATTAGGACTTATTGAAGACTTAATGGTTAAAAAGGATACAATGAATACCACTAATAAAATGACAAAGGCCATAAAATACAAAGGCAGTTTGGCTAGTTTTGTCAAAAAAACATTGTTGGAAAAGAATGAAAACGCTGTGCGAAGAAATAACAAAGAAATTAGAAAGAGGCTAGAAACTATTCTTGGAAAGGAGGTTACAGTAATTGACTCTAGAGTTAGATTTTTGGAACAAATGAAAACTAATGCAAATAAAATAAAAGGTTTCGATGTTAGGGATAACAGGTTTGTCGATTACGAAGCGGGAAAAAAGAAATTAGGGGAGGCTGGTGGAGATTCCCTTAACTATTATACTCCTTTGTTTAAAGGATATACTGTTTTGATGAAAAACGGAGAAAGGATGAATCAAGAGTTAAACAAGAGAGTTGATAGTAGAACTCTATTTGAATACATTTTAGATTATGCTGGAGAAAAGGGGTCCTCTGCTCTTAGAACTAGGACACAGAAGAAAAGAAAGGCATTGGGTAAATTATCTAGGGCTGAAATAGTAAGGCTAAGAAATAAAGTTTCCGAGAAAATAAAGGAAAGTCCATTGATTAAAAAATATGGATTTGACAAACTACAAAATCTACTGCTTTCCGACTATAGTGTGATAGAAGAGGCCGTTGACGAAATGAAAACTAGGGGTATTACTAGTGTAGAAAGCATGGAAAGGATGAGTGTAGATTTTACCAGTCCGGAAGATATTGTTGATTATTTGATTGGAAAAATTGATTCTACTTATTTCCCAAATCTTCCCCCTACATTTTATCCAATGTCCGAGGGACAAAATAGAAGAATAACTATTTTGATAACTAGAAATATATTGAAAATTATGACAAAGTTAGGAATAGAGAGCAACTTTTCCGAAGAAGAAAGAGCAACAATTCTACAAAGATTAGAACAAAATGAGGAGGAAGAATAATGTGGGAAAGAATACTAAAACAATCCGATATGATAGAAAAAGAAAACAGTCCAATTTTGGACTCACTAGATGAAAAGAAGAGAAAGCGATTGAAGAAGACTCTACAATCGGCAGAACCAACTGAATACTTTGGTCAAGATTTCACTCGAATGGGTGAACTCATTGACATGTTAAGAGAGTTAGACTTGGTTAAATCCGATGATAAGATGAAAAAGAAGTTCGACGGCATTGACGAAAGGAACATTGATATGGTGGCCCTATCTAGCAAACTTCGTAAGGAGTACGAAGTCTTGTATCGTCAACTACGAGAAGTCGTATATCCAAAGAGAAAGGGGGACTTGAGAGATGAGTGAAAATAATGAAGACATGCTGATTATTCTAAAGGAATTAGTCGGTAGAATTAAGACTCTAGAACAAGCAGTCTACAACAAAGATAACCTGCTTATGAAGTCGGGCTTTGTTGTTGTCGATGGCCCTACTCCATCCATGTCAAATCAATCTGTACCGGATGCTGATGCTATCCATAAGATGAGTTGGAATGACATTGAAAAGTTCGTAAATGGGAGGAACTGATATGCCGGAAAAAATGACAAAAGAGGAAGCACAAATTAGTCGAGCAATTAGATTGGTCCGTAAAGCAAAGGAAGTTCTTCAAGAAGAAGGTAGAGAAACTCTACCATTGGAAATAGAAGACCCCGATGTTAAGACTAAGAAGCCAAAGGCAGAAAAAGACGATACTAAGATTGAGAATGATACAGGTACTCATTCCGGATATGGTCTTGCTGGAGATATTAACGACGCTTGAGTGATTCGATGGCGACCACTGGCCTAATGTTCGAGAAGGATAAGGCTCCTTTATCTAACGAAATTTTATCTCTCTTCGAGGAAACTAGAGTCGCTTATCTATCTGCAAAATCCGACCCCAAAGAGTATGGAGGTCGGTGGAGAAATATACTTGAGAAGATTAAAGAATCGTATGATAGCCTTAGTCCTCTTGGTAAAGAACTCAAAGAATATTTAGATGAGCGTCACCTTGAGGCTGATGATACAGGCAGTCCTACAAGTGGCTCTGCTAAAATCGTCTATGATTCTGTTAAGCAAATGAGATTCGACTCCGAGAATGTCAACGACCCATTCTCTAAGAAAATGAAAGGTAATGTACTAGAATCTCTACTATCGAATGTAGATGTTTTTATGAAGTTCATTCACTATGCTATTAGAAATGGTGATGATGCCTTATCTTCTAAACTCTATAATGAATTAGAATATCAAGGTGACGAGATAACTGATGGTTTGGAAGGACTAGACTTGGCATTAGATGATGTTCCTCTTTTTGTTATTGAACACTACGGCGATGATAAAGATAGTAAGAAGGTGAATTTTAAATTCAAGAATGCGCTAAAGGAACTCAAGAAGGTATTTTTATCCGGACACTCCGAAGAGGACTGGAGTAAATTAGTTGGAGTAGAATTAAAGAAATCAATGAGTGCTATGATGGCTCAAGAATTAAAATTCAAAGAAAGAATGGAAAACCCTACTATGAGAGTAGAAGAAAAACCCGATGTGACTCAAAATGTAGCAGTAGTTGAAATGGATGCTGATGTTTCGGGAGATTGTTGCGAGCAGTTAAAACAGGACTACATAGAACTCAAACGAGAAATGTTTGAATCGTTTATTGCTCATCATGGTTCTTGGGAAAAATTTACACAGGAAACTGGCCGCAGGTATGAAGATACTCCGGAAAATGAATTAAAAGAATTAACGGAATACTTTAACTCACTTGACTGTGAGGCATTGTATGAATTTATTAGTGACATATTTAGCGAGAATACTAGACCCAAAGAACAAGAAATTCTTGATAGATACGAAAGTTGTAATTCCTTTGGTTCGGACTTTTCGGATAAATACGCTATGCTTAAATCTAAAAAGTCCGAGGAAGAGAAGGCCATCTCCAACTTCCTAACTCCCAACAAACCAATGTATCGTATATTCGATATTGAAGATATGAATGAATTGATGGGATTCTCCGGAGATTATGTCGTACAAGAAAAGTACGATGGAATGAGAATACAAATTCATAAGATTGATGATAAAGTTGAAATCTTTTCATTTAACGGTAAGGACATTACTGAAAAATGTACTGAACAAGTAGCAGAAATGAAAAAGAAATCTTATGGCGACTGCATTCTAGATGCAGAACTAATTCTATTCGATGGTGATAAAGCCCTACATAGAGCAGATACAGTTGCCCATGTATTCAAAAATAAATACCCCGAAGCAAAACTAAGAGCGCATGTTTTTGACATAATGCGACACGAAGAAAAGAACTTGATGGATGATGAATTACAGATTAGGATTAACATTCTATTCAATAATTACTCGGCAAAGTCTTCCGATGCCATCGCATTCCCTTCTAAGAAAGATACTAGAATCGCAGATTCTTTGAAAGACATAGAAGAATATGCTAAGGAAATAATGGAGATGCCTACTGCGGAAGGAGTTGTTATCAAAGACTTAACTTCTACTTATTTCGTAGGAACTAAGAAAAATCCTAAGTGGATTAAGTGGAAGAAATTTGTAGATTTAGATATGCTAGTTCTAGATAAGAAGTCTACTAAGTCAGGTCTATTCTCTTATTCTTTAGGGGCTGGCCCAGTTCTAGAAGAAGGAAAACACATTGTAGAAATGAATAACAAACTCTACATGAATGTAGGTAAGGCACTAAATACCAAGATAGATGTTAAGGTTGGAGAAGTTATTAG